CAGAGGTGGCGTTGATCGTTATATCATTTTTAGCACTAAAGCCAAGATAAGGCATTATGTGATCTCCATAATAGACAAGCACACATCTGTTGCACCTGTACCTGTTACACTTAATGTATCTGTGGTTTCCATGACAACTTTGTTTCCTGCAAGTAATTCTAAAGAGGATTGAGCAGGAATCGGAACACTTGTTATTAACTCAACATCTTGATTAGCTTCATCATTATTACCTGCCCTAGCACTTGTATCACTGCTTAGTGTTACAGTTGCATTAATCTGACTTGCTGTTGTATTTCCTAACACCAGACCTAATATCACAGTGGTTGTGTTACTATCAACAGTGTATATCACATCTGCCGATGTAACCCCTGCTTTTGTTATTACTTTAAATGTGTTTGCCATATCTTATCCTAATGCTATTGCTAATGCTGTAACATCATCTAATGAAGCAGAGGTTCCCACTTTGGTTGTTACAAATGCTGTTGTTGCTATTTTTGTTGAATTATCTGAAGAGCTTTGTGTAGGTGCTGTTGGATTACCTGTTAAATCTGGAGAAGCAAGTGGAGCTTTTGCATTTAATTGTGTTTGAATTGCAGAGGTAACTCCATCAACATGATTTATTTCAGCCGTTGTAGCAGTAACTCCATCAAGTATATTTAATTCAGCAGCTGTAGCACTAACTGCGGTGGATCCAATAGTTATACTAGAGGCAGTTAAAGCACCTATAATTAAATTAGCAGCTGCATATCCAGTAGCACTTGTATTTACTGTTGTAGATGGTTCTGTTTGAGTATCACAAAATAATCTAAAAGTATTGTCAGTTGAGGCATCATAAAAAATACCAGCATATTTTGTTGTGCTTGATTCTACGTATTTACCTGCTAAACCAAAATCTGTGTTATTGGCACTATTGTTATTAGATAATATATTAAAGTTATCATTTGTGGTCACAGCACCTGTTTGTGTGGTTGTACCAGATACAGTTAAGTTTCCTGTAACTGTAAGATTATTACTTACTGTAACATCGTTAGGTAAACCAATTGTTATCGTTCCAGAACTCTCTGCAACATCAACTTCATTACTCGTTCCAGAAAATGTTATTGTTCCACCTAACGCAGTAGCAGTTGTATTAGAACCATCTGATACTGTAATTGAACTATTAGCTAGTTTAGAATTAGCGATAGAACCTGCTAACATAGAATTTTCTACTGAACCACTTGCTATTGTCAAAGCTCCATTTGAAGCTATGGTTGCATCACCACTTACTTTACTGAAAACGTAAGTTGGTACTCTTGATATAGCAGCTTTTCTTTCTGTTCCATTAGCACCATCGTCTACTATAATTAAATCTGCGTCTTCTAAATCTGCACCTATGTCCGTAGCACCATCTATATCTAGTGCGCCTATATCTACTTTATCTGCTGTAGATATTGTACTTAATTTAGAATCAGCTATTGAACCTGCTAATTGTGTATTACTAACACCACCAGATTTAATACTTACCGCACCAGAACTAACACTAAAATCAGCTGACGCAAAAGAAGCAACACCTTTACTACTCGTACTAGCGTCATCTCCAGCAACAGTAATTGTAGTACCAGTAGCAGAAGTGCTTATACCAGAACCACCTGACACTGTTAAAGTTTCAGAACCAAGCGCAACATCTATTGTTCCACTATCAGTGGTCGCATCTAAATCTTGTGAAGTAATGTCGGAAGTAAGTGCAATTGTTCCTGCAGTAGCAGGAAGTGTTAGGGTTATATTACCACTAAAATCTGAATGTGCAGGTGCTTGAAGTCTAGCTCTATGAGCATTAGATGATTCACAATAAAAGTCTACATAAGACTGAGTGCCACCATTTTTTATTGAAATTGCACCTTGTGATATACTTACACCACTAGCTCCACCAAAAGTTGCAGTGCCAGTAATAGCAGGACTTGCTATTGTTGTAGATGCACCACTAATCGTAGGACTTGTAAGTGTCTTATTTGTAAGAGTATCTGTAGTTGTTTTACCTACTAAAGTGTCGGTTTTTGCAGGTAAAGTGATCGTAACATTACCACTAAAAGCTGAGTGAGCAGGAGCTTGTAGTTGAGCATAATGTGCATTTGAAGATTCGCAATAAAACCTAACGTAAGATTGAACACCACCATTTTTAATGGATATAGCACCTTGAGAAATATCTACACCATTTGAACCACCAATTTGAGCTGTACCGCTGATAGTAGGACTTGAAATTGTTGGTGTTGTTAGTGTTTTATTTGTAAATGTTTCTGTTAAGCTAGTTGTAGCTATCGTGCTTGTAGAGTTTGGTAACGTAATTGTAGGGTTACCAGAAAAGTTTGCATGAGCAGGTGCTTGTAATCTTGCGTAGTGTGCATTATTAGACTCACAATAAAAATCTATATAGGATTGAACACCACCATTTTTAATTTTTATTGCACCTTGAGAAATTTGTATGCCATTAGTAGAACCTCCATTTACACCCAAAGCTCCTGTCAATTCTACATTACCACTACCATCAAGAAACACAGATTTCTCTGCAGGATACGTCATAAACACTTGTTTAGTGCCTGTACCTAAATTTACCGCACTACCGGAGTTGGAGCTTTCTAATATAGTGGTTCTAGTGAGAGTAGTTCCACTTGATGCAAAGGTTCCTAATCCAACTTCAAATTCATTATTAGTATCGTCAATAATAGCATAGTAAGTGGTATCAGCATTAGAAAGAACAGAAGTAAAAGTTTGAAAGTTACTAACAGCACCAGCAAGAGTTATTGCTCCTGTACCCGTTGTTGTCGTAGTTTCCTTTACTCTATCTTTTAAAACTAAGGCCATTACGCAATCCTTATGATCGCATTACTCGCATCTGCTGTTGGAAAAACAATCGTAAAATCACCGCTATTAGCCGATTTGTTTGCACCAAAATCTAATATAGCAACTGCAGGATCACCAGAAGCAGTGTCATTAAATATCAAAGCTCCTCTTACGTTAGATATGGTAACACTTGAAAAGGTTTCGTCAGCAAAATCAACAATAGCCGTTGTTCCACTTGAAGTTGGAGTCACTGGATTAAGTGCTTGACCTTTAGCAGTGTAATTAGTTCCACTTATTTCATTACTAGTAGTGTAGGCCGTAGTTGAAGCAGTAAAACTAGCGTTATTATCATATAAAGCTATGTTAAAGGTATTACCACCAGAAGAACTAAAATTATGAACTCCTTTTAACAATTCTACTTTAAAAGATGTGCATAAAAAATTTCCAGAAAAAGCCATTATAATCTCCTTATATACTCTGCCAATTTTATATTACCAGAATCTTTAATAGCATTATATACAGTAGTTCTATCACTTTTAATAGCCTCTTTCATATAATGAGCAATTACTTTTTCTAAACTATTTTTATATTCTCTAGCTTGTTCTTGAATCGCAGGATGTGCTGAATCAGATATAGATATAATTTTGTCTACACATCTTTTTGCTACCTCCTCTGGTGTAAATCCCCTATTGTCTATTGTTTTAATACCAACAGAAAAATCTTTCGACATATTCAAAGCATCTGTAATCATGTTTTTTGCCTTCTAATTAAACCAGTTCTATAGGTATCAGAAACTTCATTAGCTTCACCAAGACTTTTTACTCTCGATAACGCTTCAGTAAACTTAGAATTATACGCACTAAGAACATCTTGTTCACCTTTCATGTATATATAGGCTTCAACTAAAGAACCATACAAAAGAGCCACTTCTGCATTTTCACTAATCCAAGTAGTGCCACTATCCGCTCCTGCAGTTAAACTTGCGGGTCGATAAAAGTAACTTAACGTTGTTGTAAAATTAGCATTTGGAGTTGGAGCTAGTATAAAGTTATCTACATCAAATTGAGCATAATATTTAGGAACACCTGTAGTAGAAGAGTCTGGTGTATACGTTTGAATAAAATCTAAATCTTTAAACAACAAAAATTCTATATTACTGCTGTTTGTTATACTCAAAGAATAAGGTGCTATAAAATCAGTAGGACAAGCAAGAAATCTATTTCCAGAAGACATTGAACCCGCAGCATTTTTCCTAAAATAATTTAGTTGTACAGACTTAAATATTCTTTCTTCTGCTAATCTTATAAAATTATTAAGATTAGAAACAAAATTGGTTTCATCATTTTGTGTATAGTCTTGTATAGCTGATTTTAAAGTAGCAAGAGTAAAGCTCATGATGTTGTCACCGTAACTTCCCCTACTTTAGAAATACCTCGTATTAAAGTAGCATTAGGAGTTTCCACTGTGTCTTTATTTACAAAAACTTTAAGTGTCTCCCTAGTGTCTGGTCTCGGTTCTCGTAAAGATTCTGGATCAGCAGGTTGTTTTTTTGGATGAAGTTGAGGATGTTTTTCTTCAAATTCATCTGGACCTACAATCAAACCATTCCATTCCTTCTTCATATCTCTTAATCTGTACCTAAATCCAGATCTATCTGATATACCAAAAGCATTTTTATTAGAAGCATATCGTGTCATTATAACCTCAAATACTGCATATCAGGTTGTAGTTTTAAAGAAACTCGATCATCATCCTCTGCTGCGGCTCTTTGAAACTCTTCTTCATATACTGTTTTCAATAACTGAACTCTTTCTGGAGATCGTTTCATTGAAATATAATAAGCCAAACCTGCGACTAAACAAGGGTAAAAACGAAAAGGTAAATCTAATGTGTTTACTTGTGCATCCGCATCATCCATTCTGGTAATAGCATCATAAATAATTGTGTCTGTACTATTTTCTGGAATAGGCCATATTTTTAAATTAGGTGTTAACTGTCTATCTAAAAAATATTGTGTGGGTCTTCCTTGTGTTGTTTTAGTAGGAATGGCTAAAAAAGCATCTCTACTTATCCTTTGCATGGTTAAATCTGTACCACTTCTTCTTACAACAGCAGATAGCACATCAATAACATCTGTACCCAAATCATATTCACCATCAGCCAAAGTTAGACTTAACGTTCTTTGTTTGATTGTCCATTGATTTAAACCTCTGTTCGCCCATTCTGCTAATAAAAGATTTAAAGATCTTTTGGCACTTTTTAAATCATACCCTGTACGAACCTCTATACCACAACGTTCATAAGCTTCTTCGATATATTCTGCTACATCTAATTCAAAATCTTTGCTTCCAGAAACTGCCATTACTTACCAGCTTTCTTTTTTACCTTCTTCTTTTTCTTCTTTAAAGGAGGTTTTGATATTTGTTTCTTCATCTGTAATCTTGAAATCACCATAAGAGTTTTTCCTTTGTATAAAATCTTCCCACAGAGGTGTTAGCATTTCATGGTTTGCGCTTACTTGGACAGCCATAACTTCTGTTCTTTTATCTACAGAAATTAAAGTTGCGACTATCCAAGCAATCGCACCAAAACTACACGATATTGTTACACCTACAATAATCTCTTTTGTCATGATCAATAGTTCTTACGCATGGCTAAGATAACAGTGTATGTATCTGTATTATCGTGACCAACTGTTGTAAACTGAATATCTCCAGTTTTACCACTACCAGCATTATTTGGTAATCCACCAAAACTTCTATAATCGTGGTGTCCACTTTGATTTTCACCAAGTTGTATAGCTAAAACGTCAGAAGTAGCATCAAAAAAGATACTTACTTTCATTCCAGTACACTGCCACCAGATTTGTTGAATAGAAACTCCAGTACAAGTTGCTCCATCCGTGCCTTTTGATAATGCACTAACATCAACTTTAGTAACGGCACTCTCTCCAGTGCCATCACTGATATTAGTAAATTTCATCACGACTTCTTTGGGACCATCTAGGATTGTTTGACTTGCAACTGCATCAGCCATATTTTTCTCCTATTAATTAAGCTTCATACCCAAAAAGTTCTATGAGTAACTTTCCTGCTGTGTAATCGGCATTTGTTGTAGCACCAAGAGTTAGGTATAAAAACTCATCTGCTGCTGGTACGGCTGAAAATGTAACAACAGTACCTAGTGCAAGATCTCCTGAGTTTACTAGTAGAGTTTCTGTTAAATCAGAAATCGCTCCATCTTCAACACCAGTTCCCTCTGTAGCAGAGTGTACGTTGATATCTGGATCACCACCCGTAGGAGCTTCAAAACAAGTCATTCTACCCGCAAGTATTGTACCATTTCTAGCTGCCGTAATCTGTCCTATGTGACATACGTTAGATGTTCCATCTACACCGATAATATCACCATTTGCTGTTGATCTAAGACCTGTTAAATCAATAAGAATACTAGTCTTGATGATACCACCTTCTCTAATTACAGAGCTTCTGTAAATGGTTCCAGTTCCACCAGTAATACCAGTTCCAGCTTCAGTAGCCATTGTGTTAGCATCTAAAGAAGTAAATCCCGCAGAGCTAATAGACATTTGTGTGGTTTCAGTACCCGTTGATGCTGCTGTAGCTATTGAACTATAACCACCTTCAGAACGTAAAGTACCTTTAAAAGTTGTATTTGCCATTTATTTTCTCCTGTCTTTAAACGTCAGTTACACAGTGTAACTGTCAGGCATTAACAGTATAGGATAGTTTCTAAAAAAAATAAAGGGGCGATTATTCGCCCCTTAAAGTTGGAGGCGATTATTCGCCCCTTGGAGTTGGAGGTAAATTATGAATTACTAATTATGCCCCAGGTGAACCGAAAACACAACGAGGATCTGAAAAACCAAATGAATATCTTTCTCTGGCTTTATATCTCATATTTCCAGTATCAAAATCTGCTTCCATTTGTGTAGCTAATGGAACTCTTTCAAAATGAATAAAACCTCTTGGAGTATCTGTCATAATGAAAAAAGCATCAGTATCTGTTAAAAAGTCATTAACAGCATAACCTTCAGCTAACATACCCATGTTTTGATGTGCGTTAACATCATTATCAGCAGTTCCAGGACGTAGAGAAGACTTCATCAATCTTTCCGCAACAAATTGTAATTGTCTTGGAATAACAAGTTTCATACCACGTAATGCAACAATCATACCACGTTCATCAACAAAACCTGCGATATTAATCAAAGCATCTTCGAGAGATGTTTCGTTAAGATCAGCAGCAGTAGTTGGTTCATTGGCAAATGTTCCACCATTTGTTAATGGATGATCGGTAGCACATAAAGCTTTACCGTCACCACCAGCAGAAGCACCACCAGTAAAAGCATTATTTAAAATTGCTGCTGCTTTAACTTGTTTTGTATGTGCCATGGAACGAGCTAATGCTCTTGTGTATCTTGAAGATAGTCTATCATAAAGATTATCTTCCACTGCTTCTTCTGTAATAGAGAAAGCAAGTGCGATAGTCTCATGATTATATCTTGCTGTAAATGCTTCACTAGCATCGTCAAAAGATACAGCAGAACCTTCAGATTTGGTCGGTGCTGCTCCAAAACCAGAAAGCATTACTTCTTCTTCAAAGGAACGATCCGATGTTTCAGTAGTAAAAATCTCTGAGTGTTGATTTTCATACCTAGCGTACTCCATGCCAAACAAGGCATTAAGACCAGGCTCTAGTTCTTTAGCTAATTGCGCTCTTGATATAGCCATTATTAAGTCTCCTATACGCCAGTCGTAGAAACAGTGCCTTGTGCAATACTTCCGTTAGGAGCATTGAAATGGTTGTTTATACGAACAATTAAAGGGATACCAGCAACAGTAAAATCAGAATTATCAGGATCATCTTGAATACCCATAATTCTGAGAGCATGAGTGTTGGTGGTTGCTATGGTATTTAAATCTGCTGTTGCAGAAGAAATACCAGTTGTAGTAGATCCACTATTTCCAGTAGCCATTTGTATATTTGCAAAAACAGCAGCTCTAATTTCAGCTTCTGTGTTAGCAGCTGAAACTACATTAGAGGTTGCAATTGTAAATAACTGCATCGGATCATCGTGCAGAAAAGCTCTCACAGGAAAGTTCGAGTCTGCACCAGAACCTGGCCAGAAATTTGAAAATACTGTTTCTCCAGTGGTTGACGAAACATACTCACAACCATTGAAAACTCCGACAATAGAAACTGTTCCACCAGCTGCTGCTTGTAGATCATCTATAAATCCAGTAGCCAGAGGTATGACAGCCATACCTTGAAAAATAGGATTAGAGTTATCAGAGGCTATGCGATATTCGGTCAAACCATTAGAGTTGGTGCTTTGACCAATTTTTCCAATCGGTCTTAAACCGAAGGCTCCATTAGAATTTGCCATTTTTATCTCCTATAGCAAAATGAATTTATTCGGAGTCACCTTTGCGACCTCCGAAGGTTACACGACTTTGCCGACTATTTTCAATCGGCATTGAAGGATGTTGCTCCTTCATTAAGTCCTGATCTACAGCTTTCATCTGTTCTCGGGTCCGACCCCGGTAATATTCGGTTCGCTCTTCTGCTGTCTCTTCAGGTATTCTAGCGAGCATTAGGCCCCCATTTCCTATTACTCCTGCGTGTTTGCCATCTTCAATGGTAGCAAAATCATTAGTATCATATTCGTCACTACGAACAGCTTCCCAACCTTCACGTAATTTTGTGTGAACATTTATGGAATCGTCTTCGCCTCTAACGGATGTTCTTATCCAACGATGTTTATACCCTTCTTTGGCTACAGGAGCAGCTAATCTGCTTGGAGGGGCCCAAGGTTTTCTTCTAGTAGTTTTTTCACGACTTTGTGATGACCGTTCTGTTCTATCTGCCATAATAATCCTCAATCTTTGACATATTTTGCATATTCTTCAAGAGGAACACCAAGTTTCTTCGCAATAGCAATTTGCGAAGGAGATAGCTTGACGGTCCTGCGCCCGGTATTTTTTGTGCGGGATGCGGAAGTATCAGCCGATGCGACTCTGGTGCTTCCCCCGTTTTTAGGAACTGAGTTCTTAAACTTGTGTGGGAACTCTGCTCTCATTCTTGAATCAATCTCATTATAGTACTCATCGCTCTTTGCGTCAAACCCTTCTTCTTCGGTTAATTTTCTGTGAAGACCGAAGGCCGCATAAGTCATGATTTCATCTTGACCAAACCATTCATTTTTTTCAGCCCAATTTTTGGCTTTTTCATCTGGTTGAGGTTGAGGTTGAGGTTGAGATTGTTGTGGCTGTTGTTGTGGTGCTTTTTGCACCTCAACTTTGTTCTGTTCTTGTCTTTGTTTAGCTAATCTGTAACGTTCTTGTTCAACAGTTATTTTAGCTAAAGCTTGTTGTGCTTCAAATTCCTTCTCTGAATCACCAGCATCTCTGGCTTCTTTAAATAATTGTTTAGCAGAAGAAAGCTGAGATTCTAATCTAGTTCCATATTCATTAAGATAGCCTGTATCTAAATTAGCTAATCTCTTCTTCAAATCATCATTTTCTGCCTTTACAGTAGCAGCGAAACGTGTAGCTTCTTCTCTTTCTCTCTCTTCATTACGATATTTTTCTGTAAGAGTTTTTATTCGTTTTTGAACTCTCTTACTATAATCATCTAACTCTTCTTCTTTATCTTCTGGTTTCTCTTCTGAAACCACCACTTCAGGCGCAGAGGTAGCATTATCTTTTGTATTTGAATCCACAGAAGGATTCTCCTCAACTTTAATTTCAACCTCTTGTTCCTCTTCAACTTCTACTTTTTGTTCCATAATATATCCTTAAACGTGTTTAATATCATCTGGCTCTAAAATTTTAGCAATTACTTCGTCATCATTTATAATACGAACTTCACCGCCCTCAATTCTAAACCTAGATCCAGCATATCTTCCTATACAAACCCATTCTCCTTCTAAACACCAAGGATTTGGATCTTCTCCAAATTTATTTGGATCTTTATAAGCTAAAGGGCCAATCTTTAAAACATAAGCCACAACAGTAGCTAACGCTTCTCTTTCCCTAATTTGATCGGGAATATGTAACCCTTTTTCTGTTGTAGCCTTACCTTGATAAGGCATAACTAACAACCTCCACCCCGTAGGTTGAGGAAGTCTATCTACCAAAGATTTATCTAATAAGCTAGGATCTAAAACTTTGTTTTTAGGATCTACGTATGCGCTGTCTAAATCAACGTTGTTTTTCTTTTCTTTGTTTATTTTTTGCGCCACATGATCAGGAACGTAAAGTGTCTTCGTCATAGTCTGCGTTGTTCTCCAGCAAGGACTTGATTTCCTCTTTAGCGAAAGAGAGTCCTTGTGCCTCTCCCACTAATTGACGGTACTGCTCGTGATTCTGTACACCGCCACTTATTAACACCATTGAGATATCTTGCTCACGCTGTTCTATCTTCTTATATAGGTATTTTGCAAAATTTACAACATCCATTTAACAGTTCCAAGCTCTTAGTGCTTTATTTATCCTACTATTTGGATCTCTAGCCGTTTTCTTAGACGTTAGTTTCTTCTTCATACCTTTCATTCTAGCGCAGAAAGACTTCCTTCTAGCGGCATCTTTCTTTGTCTTAGGTTTAGGTGCGGGTGGCTTTAATTTGCCACCAGTAGCTCGATTATAAGAAGCTCTGCCCTTTGCATTCAAACCACCTTTAGGGTTCTTACCTTCTTTTCTTTGCCAAGCAGGACTTCTTTTTCTAGCCATTTAGCCAATGTGCGGTTTTTGATTTGTTTTTACAATAACCGCTCCTCCATTTTTAAAACCAGTGGTAGAATAACCCATTTTATTTACAACCTCTGGTGCTTTTTTTGCAAGTTTAGCTAATCCAGGATTTTCTTCCTTATCTATTTTTTTCATGATTCATTCTCCTCTTGTGCATATAAATTATCAAAAGTTATTCTTGGGTCAAGGTAGCTATTGTGTATTTCAGCAGCATGAAGGTGTTGACTTGGTTTAAAATCTGGCGCACCCTCTCCTGTTTCCCATAAAGCAGGACTTGTGGCTCTTACTCGATTATTAGGTAGAGCGACTATATTTCCTGTCCATTCTCCTGCATCTGTAAGTTGTAGCACATGACTTTGTTTATGTTGAGCTGCATCATCTGCTATGTCACTATCTGTATAGTCTACTGTAAATAAATACTTTCCTTGATAAAACTCTCCATCTATCTTACACATCCAAGGACTAGAACTTACTCTATCCATTTTTATAACAGAATGATGACGAGAACTGCAATCCCAAGGTTGTACCAAGTGTGTTTCCATCAAAGTAGGCCATTCTTGTAGTGGTATATCTGCCACTAATGCTGTAATAGGCATTCTCGCCCACATAGCACCACCATGAACAGTATCCTCTGGTTCCCCATCTGGTTCACAACCAGTGAACACAATTTGAAAACTTAAACACCTATCCGGTATAGTATTTACTGCAATAGCGAGACCATGGAGAAACTCTCCATGGTATCTCTGATGATTACAAGTAAATTCCTTTCTTACCCAACATTTAAAATGAGGGATGTTACTAATTAAATAAGACATTAAGATTTTTTAATTGTATATCCCATTTTATTAGCCATAGCTCTGAGTTGTGCCACTGTCATTTTTTTGGCTCCACCCATGCTACCACCTTTGGTTTTGACTCTACCACCGTTGCGAAAGCCTTTAGACATAACTTTACCGCCACCACGATAACCTTTAGTCATGACCTTACCGCCATTACGCATACCTTTAGTTTTCATTTTTCCCATCATGATTTTTTTCTCCTTCTAACTGATTTAACTCTTCTGGGTTTTCCTGCAGGTTGTCCGAGCTTATTTTTTTGTCGGATTCTGGATCTTTTCTCACTTGCTGTGAGTTCTGACGCTGTTTTGGGAGTTTTAGAACTGATTCTCTTAGAGGGGCGACAATATGGAGTACCCCGTTTTTCACCCTTGCGACGGCCACACGCTTTCCCCGTTTTGACATCTTTCCAATCTTCCTTAAACCAACGTTTTAATGCTAAACCTTCTTTTGTTTTTCGTACAGCCATTTTTATCTATCCAGTTTTTTTATGCTTATTTCTAAGAAACTGTTTTGCTCTTTTAGCAATACTCGCTTGTTGTTTTTTACCTGCTACTTTAGCTCTTTGTTCCATAACTGTCAAAATTTGTATTTTTCTGGCATAAGGTTTTTTAATATTCTTAACTTTTCTAACAGTATCTTGTGCATCTTTAACTGTCGCATATTTAATTCTAACAGTATCTTTTGGATTTTCATCTGTGTATAACCTTCTATCTGAACCTTTTGGTTTCTTACCAGTTCCTACTTTTGGATCCTTCGCCATTAAACCATCTTTGTTACTTTTCTTCTACTAGAATCAACAGCACCACAACCAGCAGCTACTATACCACCCGGTTTAAATTTTTTAGGTGGTAATCTTTTCGGATTATCTATAGCAGCAATAATACCACCCTCTGCTTTTTTAACTGTTTTCTTTTTTTTCTTTTTGCCACCAGTACCATAATTTGCTGCACCTACTTTTCGGCATTTAGCAATAGCTCCACTAGCATAAGCACTAGGAAAAACTTTATATCTGGCTTTTACTTTATGATAACAAGCGTCTTTTGGCATATCGTTTACTCACTTTCTAAAATTTATTTAGTTAATCCTTTTTGTTTTTCATAGGTTCTTAATGAACCTATTCCCAACATTCCACCCAAAACAGTTAAAAGAGTACCCATCTCAAAACTAGGCAAATCGGGTATGTCCATACCAATCAAAGCTACTATAAAAATAATAACTGGCTGAAGAATAAAATGATAGCAAAAAGCGATCCCACAGACCCAACCAACGAAAGGACGCCAGCCACCTTTAAACAGGCTTCCACTAGCCGCTTCTGCTGTATTAACTTTAATTTGAGCGAGGGCCAACTCTTGAGCGTGTTTCTCTGACATGGTTGCAATCTCATGTGATAACTTTCTTTTGAGATCTTGGTCAGGTATCGCTTTGTCTAGTATCTTAGATACTGGTTGTATAAGATTATCTAATAGCCCCATTATTCAAACATCGCCCTAATTTTACTCGCACTATCTAATTTATGTATTTTCTTATTTCTATCATACATTTTTTTAGACTCAACCACTTGTGGTGGTTTTCTATTTTGAAGCATTGCTTTTGCAATAGGATTAACTCTAATAATTTTTGGTTTTATCATCTTTTTTTCCTAGTTTTTGAATGAGATTTTTTATATCTAGTTCTTTGATCTTTTTCTATTTTTGATAAAGTTCTTGCTTGTTTTGAGTGTAATTTAGATGCTTTTTTTAAACCTCCAATTACTTTTTTTAATGGTTTAGTATAATGTGGCATAATTATCGATCTCCCTTTGCTTGTACAGAAACATCATTGTTTCTTTTACTGTAAGCAGTAGCTCCCATGAATACAGAAACAACGGCTGCTTGTGAAACAAAAAAAGTATTTAAAAATCCACTAAACATATTAATTCTATCTGTTTCAATGAAAGGTGTCATCAAAATTCCAACAAAGATAACCATAGAACCCATAGCAACCCACGCCATGTATCTTTGTTGATCTTGCATCTTATCTAAATTCTCATGAATCTCTCTACGATGCTCTAACTCTTCCATTTTTTGAGCCATGGCTATCTCACCATCTGTAATTTCACCATCGTTATCTATATCTACGTACTCCCACGCACTACCTTTTTGTAACTTCTTTTGTGTCATTTATGAAAATTCCATCCTGGTTCTATAAAAAACGTTTCTACCCATGCTAAAAGAATAATTCCTATTAGTATAGCTAATTTTACTATGTCCTGTCTAGGGTTCATTAAAGATATGTCCATAGCACATATGCAGCACCAAAAGCGGAACCCACTACTATCAAACCAATAAAGAACATAGCAGCCATTTCCATAAACTCTTCTTGTTGTTGTTTTTTAACTTTTATTCTTTCTTTTTCTGCAGCTTTAGCAGCTTCTATTCGTTTTGCTCTTTCTGTGATAATTGTCTGCCAAGTGCCATGACCAAAACGCTGATCTACCAAAACAGATATATTATACATCTCTTCAGCAGCTAGTTTAGCATCAATAATCTCATTGGCTACATTCTTAACACCAAATTGCTCTGCAATAGACATTCCATCCTTTTTGTTTCTTTTTTTGTCCAACTGGTTCTTACCTTCAAACAAATCATCTATTTGTTGAGCAATATCAGAAATATCTTTAGCAGTGGCTATATTATCTTTAATAAATGCCACACTCTGTTTGACAAGTTGAATACCAGTTACAATATCTCCAAGCACCATGGGAATACCAAAAAGTTTAAATTGTTAATTAAAGCGTGGATTAACCACGTTGTTGCATGGCCTGACGTTGAACGTCAATTCTTTCTCTGTTCACATCTGCCCTGTCTTCAGCAATTTCTTCCTGAAGTTCAATTCTTGCAGCATCCGTCATGGCTTGCTGTTGCATTCTTGTTCGATCAAGATCAAGTCTCTCTTGATCGTTCATAGCTCTTCTCTGTGCTTCAGCAGCTTTAATTTGAAGCTCTTGCTTTCTAATTTCAACAAGGGGATCTTGCTGTTGACCAGGAGGAGGTGCGAGGTTAGCCATTAACTCTTGTACTAACTGTGCCTCGATTTGCGCCACCCTAGCTTCCATTTGTTGAGGTGACATCATTTGTGCTTGTTGTATCTGTGCTTGCGCCATCATAGGATCCATAGCTCCAGATTGAGCTAACATTTGTGCTTGTTGCGCTTGCATCTGCATTTCTTGCATTTCCATCTGCGCTATGTTTCTAGCTTTCAGTGATACGTGTTCTAATAAATGTGAATAGAAAATACTAAGTGCTTGTGGTGATGTTTGAACCAACATGGACTTTGCCAACGCCAAATGAACAATCATGTGAGCATCATGATCTTGTTCTGGAAAGACTTGTACGGGTTGATTCTTCAATATAACCGCATTTTCTGCACTAGGATCCATAGGTTGAGGTTGTGGAGGTGGTGGGAGTATCTCTTCTATGTTCTGAACCTCAAGAGCTTGATACATTCTTCGATACGCCATTTGTAAGTTGTGCAACTGAGGATTGGATTGTGCAAGTTGAAGTTGCGTCTGTGCTAACGTAACTCTCTGTGCCATGGAGAAGATGTTAGGGTCGGAAACAGGCAAAATATCGACCCTACCATCAAAATCCTGTGCTTTTACTTCAGCAGGCGCACCGAAGACCTCATAAGGATACACTGGAGGGAGATTTTCAGAGAATATCCTTGCGAGTAACCTAAATTCTGTTTTTTGAGCATAGTGTAGTCTTTTGTGGATCGCTGACATAACTTTCATGCCACGTTCCAATAATGCCACTGTTGTACCAACTGGCATATCTTTACTCATGTTGCTTACTTGTTGATCGGCTATCGAAACAAATCTTCGACCACCATCAATTAAAGATCCTAAAAGTTGTGCTAATGTTCCAGAAGGCTCCTTAAAAGGTAAAGGAATGATAGAATCTCTAATACTACCACCGGGAGCGTCAATATCCCTAAATTCACCGGGAGAAAGGGGTTCATCATCGTTTCTAATACGAATTCCTCTTGCTTTGAACCCAGATGGTAGGTTTGCAAGCGTTCCTGCATCAATTAATTGTCTTAAAATGCTTGTAGCAGCTCTTCCCAAGCCACCAATCATGTGAATAAGACCAAATCCATAAAATCCAAGCCCTGGTAGGAACTTATAGTGAACAAAATACTGTCTTTTACGCTTCATCGGGTCATTTTGGTCATAATTTCTGGTAATTGAGAGGATTTCACCAGAACCATTGTCTATTGTGATCACATAAGGCAGTTTTATACCCGTTGGCTGACCATCTTGACCAAGATCCTCAAAGCCTTCGATGTCCAAATCAGCGTGAATCTCCAAAATATTGTAAACATCATCAGATTCTGTCTTATTAATGCCACCAATCTCATCAATTTTGTCTTTAACAGTGTTATCTTCAGTATCATAAGCAGAAATATCAACATCTTTGAAGATACCAGCCACTTGCATCTTACGAACTTCGTTTTCATCCATGCGTAAAACGTGTGTTACTCTTGGTGAAGTGTTCAAATCAGTAGCTGAATAGGGAATAATAAGGTCTTCAGAGGGTACAAACTTGGAAACAGCTCTATTTTTAGTGGTATCGAAGTAAACTTTCTTAAAAGTAGACCCAGATAAGGGTAAATAAAAGAGCATTTGGTCTGTATCGGGGTCAAATTCTTCCATAACCTCCGTAATTTGGTAGTTCATAAACTCTTTTACACGATTAGATTGCTCTTGTTTCTGTGGAGTTTCAGATCCAAGAACATGAGTGCGAACTGGTCCACCAGATGGTAACATTTCTTTATAAGCTTGTGCTTGAAACTGCGTTACTGATTCAGAAAGTAAAGGATGTGTTACACCAGAAGCTCCTTGAAAAGGTTCCGTGCGTTCTTGATACTTGATTCCTAGTAAATCTAACCCTTTGGTGTAAGCTTCTCGCCACTCGGAACTTGATTCTAGGTCTTCTTCATATCTACCTCGTAAATCAGAAGAGATCTCTCCAAGAATCGAATCACTTAAAACTTCTGCAAGATTAGCATCATGATCATATTCTTCCGTATCTACCTCAATGGAGTCTTCCATACCAAGAAGAGAGCGGATAATCGCACCACCTTGTCCATCGTCTACAACTTCTGCACCTCCTTCAAAGTTTTCAACTTGAGGTATTTCTACATCTACGCTTGGTAAGTCCTCATCAGGACCTCCTTGCATAAAACCGGAATCAATATTAGCCACTAGTAATACTCCCTTTTTCTTGGATACCAATCTTCATCTCGGTCGTCTTCGCCTTCCAAAGTTACAAAACCACCTTGTCTGAATCTTATCAGAGCCATGGTCATACTGTCAACGTAGTCATCGTAATCCCCATTCGGGAAGGCAGCGCATTCCTCTATAACTTCATCTGCGAATCCCTTTTCTGGGGCCCAGACCATACCAGCTTCAAATAAAGGTGCTACTGTGTGCATTCTTGTTACTTTATCACGCCCTTTAGCAGGTGTATAGTTCATAACGGGAACTCCTGCCCTACGAAGTTCATCTGTAAGAGGCATACCAGACGCTTTTGCTTCCACAATCACCATATCCGGTTCCCAATATTCATACTCCTCACCCGCCACACCTTTTAACTCTGGAAAGTTCCATCGACCCCTTCGAGCATCCATCAATACTATATGGTCGGCCTCTCCCTCGTTTGGGTTGAAAATACCCCATGTCGTAATCGCACTATAGTCGGCAGATTCTTTTTTAGAAAAAGCCGTATCGTAACTTTGTATAATATATTTAACTGGTGGTATTTTTTCTTTTTCCCACTTTTTCCACCATTCTTTTTTGACAATCGCTCCCTCTGTGGCCGTGGGTTGTTGTTGCCACTGAGCATTCCATTTGGCCACGGGCAGAGAAGCTTTGACCTTGAGCAAATCGTCCTTGTTCCAAAATTCTGGCCACAAAGGATCATCAGAAGGCATAATCGCAGGAAACTCTACGACCTCCCACGTATCCGACATAACATCAGAACCTTGTGCCTTGATCAATCGACCGGTTAAATCCTTCATGCCCCATCGGGTCATAACAACAATGATCGAACCACCAGGTTGTAAACGTTGTCTTGGACCAGAGGTATACCACTCAAACGCATTATCAAATGCCGATTCGGATAAAGCATCCTGTTCCGAGTGCGGATCATCAATAATAAATAAATCCGCACCACGACCCGTGACAGCTGCACCCACACCCGCGGCAAAATATTCGCCCCCTACACTTGTTTCCCAACGGCCAGCTGCCTTACTATCCGCTTTCAAATCAACTTTTGGAAAAATATCCTTGAAATGCGGATCGGCAATCAAATCTCTAACTTTACGTCCAAAACGTACCGCAAGCTCTGTATTATGCGTAGCCTGTATAATTTTTAATTTAGGGTTCCTTCCCAAGAACCACGCAGGCATCAAGTAACTCGCAAATTCAGACTTACTGTGTCTCGGCGGCATATTAACAATTAATCTCTTTAGCTCGCCCTTTGCTATCTTTTCTAACTTCTCGGCAATCACCCTATGGTGTCTGCCCTCAATAAACCCATCGTACACATGATGTACAAAAGGCATAAATTTATCTTTTGCTTTTTCTCTTAATGTTAATCTTTGTTCTGCTTCTCTTAAAGCCAGGATCTCTCGTAGAGCTTCTTCGGGTACAGTTTCTAGGTTCAAGGACATCTATCTACCGAATAAAGATCCCAATCCTGATTGTAAAGCGTTCATAATATTACTTGCTCCCTCGTAAAAAGATCTTCTTTTCTTAGCTTCTCGATCCTTTAATATAGACGCTAACTGGGTCAAAGAATCTTCGTCCATGCCAGATCCCGCCATGAGCATCTCGGCAGGAGTTCTTTCATCAGTAGCCGTCGTAAATTCTGTCGGATAACGAGTGACCTCTGGTTTAGGTAAAAAATCTTTTGGAACTGCTTTTGATATAATATCATCTGCATATTTCTTTGCAGCGTCAGTAACAGTGCCTCTATTAACATTACCAACTCCACCATTATAAGCTTGTAATGCTTTGTAGTAATCTCCATCGAAATTTTTTAACATGGCAGCAAGATATTCCGCACCAAAACGTAGATTCTCATCTATGTCATAGCCTTTCGACCAATCCATAGGTTTTACTTTGTAACCAGGTTTTAACGCAGTTTTTTTCAAAACTTGTGTCAAACCTCTTTCACCAAGTTTACCCGTGGCGTTTGGATTAAAAGTGCTTTCCTTAAAAATCTGTGAAACAAAAATCCTTGGATCTATTCCATACTGTCTAGCATATTCTGCCGCTTTATTAAGTATAAACTGTTTGTCTGCCATAACAGAGTTAACCCACAGAAGTATTATTATCAAGGAGAGAAAGCAATTCAGCGAGACTTTGCTCTTCATCCGTTCCTAATCCCATCAGTTGTTCAGAAGATAATGTTGGTGTTGCTTCAGATAACATACTCGCAGTGTACTGACTTGTCGGTGGAGTAATCATCGAAGTTTGAGGTTTGAATTGATCTTTGTAAAAATCTAAAAATCCACCATCTATTTTAGGAGGTGTAATAAATCCATCATCTACTTTAGGAGGTGTAATGCCCGTGAACCCAGAATCAAAATCCGCTGGTAAAGGTGTTACATAAGGAGTTGGTTTAACAAGATCATAAACTGGAACTGGTATGGGTTTTTCATCACCGCCACCGCCAGAGTCGCCACCACCGCCACCGCCGCCATTATCAACGCCTTCATCCTCTGGAGGATTATCGGGGTCATATTTAAAAGCTTTTTCACCCGCACCATGAACAACGTTTAAATCAGAAGCACTTTGTGTTTTCTTACCACCGCCCGCAGCTTCAGCAATCTTTTTAAAATAATCAAGGTTATAGGGCGAACCACCAAAGTTATAATTGTCAAAGCTACTTAGATCTGAGTAATCGCCCCCTGAACCAGAAACTGTCGGACCAATCTTTTTAAGTTCCGCTTGAGCTTGTTCCTGAGTCAAGTTCTCTGGATCCAATAATGTAACGGCAGATTGTGTACCGCCATATCTTCCCGCACTATACGCAGGATTACTTTCACCGCCAAAACCTTTTGGAAACGGCGTAGCTTCAGCTACAATAGAAAAAGGTAAACCAAAAGCTTTTCCATAGTCAAATTTCGTTGAACCAAAAAAATCTTTAAAACTTGTGTCTGCTTCATTTAAATCTTCAGCAGCGGTTTTTGGAGTAGAAGTTTTTTTTGGAGTTTGAACATCAAACTCATTTCCATATGAAAAATTCATTATATTTCCTCCAAACGAAAATAAAATTGTAATAATTTTAGAGGCCTGGGACTCCTAACCATAAACTATACAGAAAAAGGGTTCTCGGATCAAGGGTCTTTGATCCACCATAAAGCTGAGACCAGAAAAGTTATGGCTACGAACAAGCTAATTATGAAGAAGATTATCATAACTACAATATATATCCGAATGAAAATATATCCAAATGAATTTATAAAACTTGGGCGGGAGGGTGGGGCCCGGCAGGCCGGCCAATGTCAAGGGGGTATGGGTGTCAGTAATTTGACATATACCGATCCGATTTGACCAAGTAACCCCTTGTCAAGTCAATAATTTGACAAATGTTATTTTGTGCTAGCTGCTAGCGTTATTTTTACAACAGTTAATTATAAGTTAAATAAGTCTGTATTATGTTGTAGTATGTTGTCCTGGAAATTGATAATATATTTATATGGTTAATTAAAAGGAAATTTAAAAATGAATACACCAACAGTAATAAATATGAAGTCATCAAAAGGTAACAAAGTTCCTAATCAATTTATAATTTGGACAGATGAAGAACAATTTTTTCAAAGCTACCAAACTATTATCGGTAAAAGAGATATCAAGGGTAACATTACTCTTGATGAAAATAGATGGGATTATTCTGTGACCACATCAAAATATAGAAATCTATGGCTAGGCATGAATACGAAAGAAGTTAAAGATGCCATTAAATCTGGTACAATTATTCTGGATAATTTAAATCAATAAAAAATAAAAGGCTTGCGAGAATTTTCTTGCAAGCCTTCCAAAAAAAATTTAAAATTTTACTGCCCTACCATTTTGTTTTTTCCTTTCTTTTTATGGTAGGGTTTTTTATTTGTTTATGGATATAGTTCCATAGTTCCCGAAAGTCCGAAGTCCGAAATCCCGAAGTTCCCGAAACACCGAACTCTCGAAGATTTGACGCTTGTCCACCCTCAAATAAAAATAGACCATTGTCCTTAGATCGCTTAACCAAGATGAAACAATGTCCACCATTCTTCCAATATGTTGTATTCCAAGATATTTGAAATGGAGATAGGTTTACTGCATTATGTTTTGTAGTTTTAAGTTCGATCCAAAAACTGCATTTTTCCCATAAAAAATGGACATCTGGAACCCCTTTTGTGGTTCTACTTTCAATTCTTGAAAATAAACAATCTTTAGGGAGATTACTTTTTAACAATCGCCATAAGTTTTTTTCATTAGACATGAGTTTTTATATAGCAAATTTTAAAGAAAAACATAAAGTAATTTTTTCAAAACCTAAATATTCTCTGATGTGATCAAAAGAAGTGTCTCAAGTGTCTCAAATTTTAAGAGAAGTGTCTCAAGGTTTTATCCATATATAATTGGAAAAAAATAGGTTTTGAGACACTTGAGACACTTGAGACACTACATTTGAAACAAAAAAAACTTTTTTCATTTTTCTCTGAGAATGCTTATAAGTGTCTTAAACTATTTATTTGCATTATGTTTCATGTTGTGCAATAATCTTAATATTAAGTGATTTGTTTTTAGAGAGGAAAAATTATGGTTAAATATGATTTAAATAAATTATTAAATGTTGTTAATTCTTTTTCTGATACTATTTGGTCTTATGAGGTTAGCAATGTTTCATCTGCTCCAAGATCATCTGAATTGCCAAAAGGTACAATTTTTCAGAGGATAATTGGTAAAGATAAAATGACCAAAAAAGTTGTAAAAATTTTTGAGGTTACTGTTGGTTCAAATGTTCATGTAAATGTTCATGTAGTGAGTTCAGAAATCTATGATTTTATATTAAAAGAAATTTCTTTTGATTGTAAAAAATTATCCTCAGAAAATCAAAAATTAAAACATGAAAATGATCTACTTGTAGAGTATGATTATAAACCCTCTTTTCTTGATAATGACCTAATTCTTGAAGAGGTTTAATAATGGACACTAGTTATATTTTAATATGTGATTTTTGTGGGGAAAAATTACCAAGTATTGAGGGTTCTGCATTTTGTGATGGTAGTGCCTTTAGTGACATTGGATATGATGACAGAATTGCATGTTCAAATTGTATTGGAAAATTAACTACAGAGGATCAAGGACAATGATCCAAATACCATGTGAAATTTGTGGAAAGTTAAACGACCATCAAATATTCCAACAAAATGGTCATGTTCTTTGTAGAGATTGTAATGGTGTTTATGACAATCACGAATTAGAACATAAGATTAAAAAAGATATTGATTATCATAAGAAAATGATATCAGACAAGTTGTTAGGTCGATTGACTAGCAAGCAAATTGGTCAAGAAATTGATCGATTTGAACATGAGCTATTTCTAAGAACAAAAGATTTATTTCTATTAGAACAATCTTTTGACAATGAGGAAGTAGTTTTAAAATCCAATAAATATAAGAAAAGGAAGTAAAATGGGAAAATTTCAAAACTCATATTTGATTGAATTAGAAGATGATGCATGGTCAATGGATCGAGATGAATTTATCCAGAAACATGGCATTTGGAATGAGGATTTTTATTTAAAAATAGAGAGGAGGAAAGACGAAGAATTGCGTTTGATTGACGTACAACAAAGTTTATACAGATTTTTAAATGGAGGTAAAAACAAATGAAAATCGAAACAATAAATAAACAATCAATAGATGTAATTAGAAAATATATTGCTAATGCTTTACAACAAATTCAAAAAGATTTGGGTGTAAAAATTAACTTTGGAAATGCTAGATATGATCATGATACAGTGCGATTTCCGAATGTAGAAGTATCACTTGAAAATGCAAAATCCAAGGAAGAGAAAGATTTGGAATGGGTTTTGAAAATGTATGATCATATTGATAGCAATAAAATTGCAGATGTTGGAAATCATAAATTTTCTATTGTTGGTTATAATGTGAAAGCCAAGAAAAATAATTGGGTGGTTCATGATCATGTAACCAATAAAAAATATATAATGCCTATGAGTACAGTTGAAAAACATTTCAGAAAGGAAGTAACACAATGAAAAAAGGTTATTTAATTAATCCTAAAAATCAATCCATGACAGAGGTTGATGTTAAGGACTATACAGATATTCGAAAACTTTTGAATTGTAGGGTTTTCACTAGTGCAGATTACATGCTCCATAGAGTTGGCACTAAAGATTGTCTTTATGTAGATGACGAGGGGTTACTCTATGATGATACTGATGAAGATCGAAATTTCGGATTTGCGTTTGGAATATGTGATCCAGTTTTTGGCAAGGGTTTGATCATGGGTTTAGATTATAACAATGGTGAAACAACTGAGAGACCACATACACCCATGGAAAAATATGTAGACAGTATTTGCTATGGTTGGAGTGCCAAGAAGCCAGAACCAAAGATAGAGGTTCGATCTTTTGATAACTTTGAGGATTTAATAAAATGAGTGAGGATAAAAAGAAAAGTTGGTTTGATGACCATGTTATTGTTTTGGGTGATAATGAAGAACTCAATAAAAAAATTATGGAAAAACTAAAAGAGGAGGTGGAGAAAAAAGAAGATTAATTACTATTAGCACTCTCATAGAAATATGGGAGTGCCTTTAATAATTAATCAAGGAAAGGAAAAATTATGATTGATAATGATATGATAATAGAGCAATTATATATTGATGCCCTTGAAGAAGTTGAAGAGGAATTCAGATTTAGTTTAGAGCAAGAAGAAAAAGAAATCTTAGCCGAGAAAATAGCAAGAGAGAGATTTGAGAGATGAAAAATTCAATAGATATTACACATTTATATGATATCGAAAAAGAAAATCCGATTTATATGTTAATCGATTTACAAAATGGTCAAGAAATGACGATACATAACAAAGAGTCATTAGCAGTATATCTGCAATATTTAACACCGAGAGATAAACCATTGATTGGTTATGATGGTTGGATTTGTTTAGATCCGACCGATATTATGTCTGTTAATACTTTAGATGATGTTTTTGAAATCTGTGATATGATCAAAAGATCCGACATGATACCGAATAAACGATATCCGACCGATTTTTTAAATATGGATATGGATTTACACATAAGGAGAATTTTATGAAACGCAAATGTCCAAGGTGCAATGTCCAAGGTGATATGATTGATGTACATGGTCATGTACAATGTTCGATCTGTGGATCAGTTATAGATGATTGTTGCCAAGGCGAAACTGCTTGTGACATCAATCCCCTAAAAACTTACTACATTCGAGTGAGAGCAGAATACGTTGGTTATTTTCCGGTAAAAGCAAATAATCTTGAAGATGCAGAACAAGCTGCAATTCAAGAATTGTACGAAGGAATGAATGATGAGTATGATGCGATTATTGATATTGAGGAATATCAACCCGAAGAAGATAATGCTTTATTGCCATGATTTATTTTATTGAATGTCCTCTATGTTTAGGAATTGGAAGTATCCAAGCAGAACTTCCGATTGCCGAACATAAAAATGGTCACGATCAGACACAATTATTAATAGAGTGTCCGAAGTGTGAGGGTTCTGGTGAAATTAATGTGGAAGGAGGTAAAGGAGAAAACTACGACTAATTAAATTTTAACAATAAAAAGAATGGAGGTAACAATGCCTAATCATTGTACAAATGAAATATATTTTAGTTTTAAAACTGAAAAAGACAAAGATCGTTTTTTAAAAAACGTAGGAGGTAAAGACGAGAGTGGAGAGGAAGAACCATTTACTTTCAACAAGATTATTCCATTACCAGATGGTAAATGGGATTATGATTGGTGTTGGGAAAATTGGGATACCAAATGGGATTGCTATGAACTAGATGTTGATAGTGAAATCGGAGATGGAAGAACAACAGTCTCGATTAATTTTCTTACTGCATGGGGTCCACCCACAAAAATTTTGCAAAGAATTCTTGAGGAGCCGAAGTATTCCAAAGGTTTAGAATACGTTAGATGGTTTTATCGAGATGAGGCAGATCAGTTTTGTGGATATCTTGATGATGATTGTGGTTTAGAAAATGGAGAGGTAGTGACACCCAAAAAATTTACTGGAACCTATGATGCTTAGACACGTAGATTTATGTAGTGGAATCGGGGGCTTTGCCCTCGGTTTCCATTGGGCGAAATTGTCCGAACCAGTATTATTTTGCGATACCGAACCATGGTGCAGACAGATATTAAATAAAAATTTTCCAAATATACCGATCGCTACAGATGTAAAGGAGTTAGCAAATGATCCAGAAAGACTTGTTCCCGACCACGACATCCTCAGTTGTGGATACCCATGCCAACCATTCAGTGTTGCGGGTCTTAGAAAAGGAGAGGAAGATGATCGCCACATCTGGCCGAGCATCTTTAGAATTATTACACACAAAAGACCCTCTTGGGTCGTTTGCGAAAACGTTTATGGTCACGTTGCCTTGGGTCTCGACAAAGTGTTGTTTGACATGGAAAGCCAAGGCTACGCCACAAGGACGTTTATTGTTCCAGCTTGTGCCAAAAATGCGCCCCATAGAAGAGATAGACTCTGGATCATCTGTAAAAATGTGGGCGACACCGAGAGTCGGGGGCGAGGAGAGTTTCGAGAGTCTTCAGAAAAGAAAGGGAACGAAAGTTGCCAAATCGACAGGGGGCAATCTGTTGGCTCAAGTGGAGTACGAACAAATGTGGGCGACACCGAATACAATGGATCATCTTCCACCGAGATCAAAAGAAGCTACCAAGAAAATGCAAGAGGGTCACAGAAAAGGGAGATCGAGACCGAGCAATCTCAGAGAACAAGTGGACGAGGAGACCATGAAGTTATGGCCGACACCGAATGCTTGGGATGGGAACAGAGGTCCGAGGTCAAAGGAGAATTTGATCGAGAAAGATCACCAGATCAATCTGATTTCAGCAGTAAAGGATGCCGAGGATCCAGATCCAGTACATCTTTGGCCGACACCGAGGGCAAGGGATTACAAGGATGGTCACAAGATACCACCGAGTATTCAAAATGGATCGAGGAGTCATCATCTTGGAACAAAAGTTTTGGAGAAGAAACAAACATCTGGAACGTTGAACCCAACGTGGGTCGAGTGGCTCATGGGATACCCAAAAGGGTGGACAGACTTAAAGGACTAGGCAATGCCATTGTTCCACAGTTAGCCATGCAGATTGGTTTAGCTATAAAGAGTGATTTATCATGAAAATAAATATAGACTATTCAGATTTGTTTTTGGCGGGAGTTTATTTTCTTATTAACAAGGGTAAGGTTGTTTACGTTGGTGAGTCTGGAAAAATAATTAACAGAATTCAAAATCATCATAAAGATACGGGTAACCCCAAAGTTTTTGACGATTTAAAAGTTATATCAACAAAGACTTTTTATTGGCTAAATGATTATTGGTTTAGACTATATTTTGAAAGAAGGTGCATTTATTTTTTTAAACCAAAGTATAATAAACAAGAGTATGCGTTAAAGTCACCAATCTCATTGAATAATTTTTTAATGAGAAGACATTTGTGGAATCAAAATCCACAATTTGTGAATGTTGTCTCTAATTATTGTGGAACAGAAAAATTCAATTCAAGTAAAAAACATACTACATTTATGCAAAAATGGTTACATCACCGAAGTAAAAATGGAAAACTAACAAAGATATGCAACTATGAGGGAGATGTATATGAGTGCAAAGGCTATGACCAATTTTTCAGAACACTCGACCTAACAAAAAAGATTTACATAGATGGTGGCAGTGCTTTCCATTCACTTGTTGATGTTACTTTGACTAAAGATAAAATAAAAAAAATGAATCTAAATCAAAAGATGTTTAGGCCATTAACAAAAAGAATGCACAATTAAAATGAACGAGGTTGAGACTGGTAAATTAGGCGAGCATATTTGTTGTGTTCGCCTAATAAAGTTAGGCTTTGGAGCAGAGATAGTAAATCTTAACAAGACAGATGTTATTGTAGACATACGAGGAAAGTTTTTAAGATTACAAGTTAAATCAAGTTCTTTGAGACCAGATAGCAATAGACAGATGAGATTGTCTTATCATTTCGCAGTTTCCTATTCTGGTAAAAAGAAACCATTAAATAAGAGTCATTGTGATATTTTAGCTTTTGTTTCTATACCAAAAGAAAAAGTTTACTTTATGCACATAGATTTTATTGGTGGTGCTTGTTCCAAAAGAATACATGAAAAATATTTTGAAGAAGAAGATTTAGAACAAAGGACATTTATCAAATGTCTAAAACATATGGGAGTTATTAAATAATGTGGAAAGCTATGGCTTTGGTTTGTATGATTGAAAATGGAGAAACAAAATGTCCAACAGAATTATTCGATACAGAATTTGAAAGTAAGAATGAATGTGAGGTTTGGCTCACTCGAAAGAGGTTTTATGGTATGCCAAGAAATAAAAAGATTGTTTTAGATGATTGTTATTTTTCCTCTAATTCATCAAAGTAAGCATCAACAACAATAGAACTTATGATGGTTGCCATATCAACTTTGCTTTTTGCAGCTTGGACACATAACCACTCTACAACTTCGGATGTTAGTTGAGCGTTAACTCTGCCTTGAGGAACGCCCCTAGAACGCCAATTTGCTATGAGCTTTTCTCTTTCTTCACATTTATCACAACGTCCAGAAGTTTTATTGATAGGTCCTTGACAATCTATACATATACTCATGATTTTTTCCTTTTTGGAAATGGAATGATATTGTCTAAATTATTTTGTTTTGCCATGGATGTAATGAACTTTTGTGTTATTTCATCACTCAATCCGGTAAAATATTTAAATCTTTTTTTTGTTTCTTTATAAGTAAGATTATTCTTTTTAAATTCAATTAAAACTTGAATCGCAGCTACAACCAAAGGATCTACTGTTTCTGTTTCATCACTAGCCATTCTCTTTCATCCTCGCCTAAAACTTTTGCCCCAATTTTTATTTTATTTTTTAAAGATTTTATTATTTTTTCATCAATCGTTTTTTCACAAATTAAATCAATATATAACACTGAACTTGTTTGCCCTATTCTATGACACCGATCTTCACTTTGGGACCGAATATCTAAATCAAAATCATTTGCATAATATACAACAGTTTTTGCTTCATTAAGTGTTAATCCCCTTCCCGCTGTACTAGGATTACCAATCAAAAATTTAAGTTTGGAATTTTTATTTTCAAAATCCCGAACTACTCTCTGTCTTTCTTTTTCTGAGGTATCCCCGAAAAAAGATGCGGTAGAGTCCGACCCGAAAATTTCTTTTAATTTATTTGTAATTGATATTATATCATATCTGAACCTAGACCAAACAATTATTTTTCCCGAAGTTTCATTACAAATATCTATGAGTGCATCTAACCTAGAGGTAGGGAAGTTAACCACATCACCATTATCTGTTTTTAAATGACCCGAAAGTATTTGTTGCAGCCGAAGCATTTGAGTAATCATCTCCTGGGTAGAAACAATCTCTCCATTGTCAAACATGAGAAGTGCCTCTTTTTGTATTTTGTTGTACATTCTTTGTTGCTCTGGTGTCATAGTGACGTACCGAACAGTATAGATTTTCTTTGGTAGATCTAAACAATCTTCTTTCAAGACCCGAAAGGTAAAAGGACTAATTTTTTTGGTCAGTTCTTCTATATTTTTAAACCCGATTACTTGTCTAAAGGACCGAGGTCCCATTTGCTTTTGATTAAGGATGGCATATCTGCCTTGAAAAGCATAAAAAGAATTAAAACCTAACATACCCTCTTCGAGAAACTCACATTGAGAGTATAAATCCATAGGTGATTGTGTGATGGGAGAGCCAGTCATTATTCTTTTGTACCGAAAATGTTTGGATAATTTAACCAAAGATTTTGTTCTCTTTGACTTTGGATTTTTAATTGTTGTGGACTCATCCACTGCAATCATCCCCGACATTCCATATTTTTTAGCAAACCATTCTGCTGCTTCCATACCTTTACCACTTGGATTTGAAAAAGCCTCAACATTCATGACAAACAGTTTCATTTTTCCATAACCGGCATTTATCATCTTATGAATGTCTTCTTTCATGGCTTTTGTAAGATTAGAACTCCATTGTGATAAATAAACTGGAACGTTTTCCCAAAAATGTTGTGGTATTTCTTTCTCTGTCCAGTTTCGATACACACCCTTTGGTGCAATGATCAAGGCAAAATGAATTTCATTCTCTATATATAGCCTTGCTATGTCATCAATTAGAACTTTTGACTTACCAGTTCCCATTTCCATAAAAAACCCGAATTCTTTTTTACCCGAACTTCTTCTCAAAGCGTCCATTTGATGGATAAATGGTTTAGTTTTAAAATTGTAGTTGACTTTCATAAATGTCCTCCTATATTAGAGATATAGTAATAATTGTGTTACTTGTCAACTTTTAAACCTGAAGAGGATGTACTTGTCATGAAGACAGATATTTTTGAAGACAATATGTTTGTAGATGCGGATACATTAAGTGATGTAGGTGCTGAAGAAACAAAAAACTTATCTTTCCTAGTTCAACAGTTAAATGAAGTTATTTCCAAAATTGAAAGATGTGAGGAAACTCTTAAAACTTTGAAAAAGGAAAAACAACGATTATCAATGGAGACCATTCCAGAATTAATGGATGAGATGGGAATAGAACGTTTGGATGTAGAAGGAGCCACGGTTTCTTTAAAACCATTCGTTAGTGCGAGTATTCCCACTAATCGTAGACAAGAGGCTTACACTTGGCTTCGTGAAAACGGTTTAGATGATATCATTAAGAACGATGTTGTCTTATCTTTTAATCGGGGTGAAGATAATGTTGCAGGATCTCTAATGGGAGAACTTGAAGAACGTGGTTTTCATCCAGAATCTAAAACTCACATTCATTCGATGACCTTGAAAGCTTTTGTAAAAGAAAGAGTTGAGAAAGGTTTACCGATTGATCTTGATATGTTCGGTGCGTTTGTTGCTCGAACAGCTGATATAAAAAGGAGAAAATCATGAATCAAGAAAACTTACCAGCTAATATAATGGATGATATCTTTGCCACTGCGGGAGAAGGTGTTGATTACGATACATCGGAACTACAAATTCCTTTTGTTAGAGTTATCCAGGCCCTATCCCCACAAATAAAGAAAAACGATCCCTCTTTTATTAAAGGAGCGAGTGCGGGTGATTGTTTCAATACAGTTACTGGTGAATATTGGGAAGGTGATAAAGGTATAGAAGTTGTACCTTGTTTTCAGCAAACCAAGTATTTTGAATTTGTTCCAAGAAGTGAAGGTGGTGGTTTTGTTGGAGAGGTTGAAATAAACAATCCCGATATATCCAAAACATCAAGAGTTGGTGCAGCTGAAATATTACCTAATGGAAATGAGTTGGTTAAATCAGATCAACATTTTTGTTTAGTGTTAGGTAAAGATGGAATGTTTCAACCAGCAATTGTTGATATGAAATCAACGCAGTTAAAAGTTTCCAGAATTTGGAAAAGCAAAATTGCTATGTTAAAGATAAAAAATCCAAAGGGTCAGTTATTACGTCCTGCTTTGTTTGCAACAGTGTGGTCATTAAAGACGATAGAGCAAAGCAACGATAAGGGTAGTTGGTACAATTGGAGTGTTGAAATGGTAAAACAAGTTGATGATAAAAACTTGTTTTCGGAAGCAAGACACTTTCGTGACTCTGTAAAGTCTGGTATGGCAAAAGCGGTTGAAGAAGATCATTCTGCAAATCAAACCGAAGAAGGTGAAGTACCATTTTAGGGTTTAGGCACTATGGTTTTGTCTTTTTCCCATAGTGTCTAATGCGTGTGGCATAATTTTTTTTGCGGAGATATGCCACAAAAAGAGCAACGATTTTGTTGACTAGTTGTTGCTCATTGACCTAGGGAAGGTGTTTGGGTCAACACCTTCCCTTTCACGGAGATATTTATGAATTTAACCGAAAGGTTCATGTCAGCTTTTAAAGGATCAGATTTTGCTCATGGACAAACAGAAATTGGCAATAAAAGAAGAAACGGTAAAACTGAAGCAAAGAGTTTTATTGTGAAACAGCCTTTAACAAAAGAATTAATTGAAGATCATTTGGAAGGAACCAAGGGCATAGGATCAATACCAATTAACCGAGACAACAAATGTAACTTTGGTGTGCTTGATATAGATACCTATCCCATAGATCATTTAGAGATTAGAAAAAAATGTCAAAAGTTAAACCTACCTTTAATTGTTTGTAGATCAAAGTCAGGTGGAGCGCATTTGTTTTTATTTATGAAAGAAGAAACCAAGGCAGTTGATATACGTGATTACCTTGGGGAGATGTCTGCTGCACTTGGGTATTCGGGTTGTGAGATATTTCCAAAACAAGATGAGATTTTGTTTGAACGTGGAGATGTGGGTAACTTCATCAACTTACCATATTTCAATGCTAAAAGCACAGTTCGTTATGCTATCGATAAGAATGGTGATGATTTATCTTTAGAAGAATTCTTAGATGAGATTGACAGACTAAAAGTTGATTTATCTGATTTGGAGAAAATAGATTTTGGAACGCAAAGAGAACAATTTAATGATGCTCCACCTTGTTTGCAGATGTTTCTGTTAATGGGTATTCCCGAAGGAACGAGGAACAATGTCATGTTTAATTGTGGTATTTACGTAAAGCGTAAGTTTCCCGACTCTTGGAAGGAAAAACTGGAAGAAATGAACCAAAAACATTGTCTTCCACCTTTACTAGCGTCTGATATTGTAACTTTACAAGGTCAGCTAGATAAGAAAGAATATTTTTATACGTGTAAAGCCGAACCATTGGTAAGCCATTGCAACAAATCGCTATGTATGACCCGACAGTTTGGTGTGGGAACTTCTGAAGCATCTCCCGAAATAGGTGGTCTTACTATTCTTTTATCTGATCCAAGATTATATTTCTTAGATGTAGATGGTAAAAGACTTGAATTGACTACAGAGCAATTACAAATGCCTATACAGTTTCAACGTGCTTGCATGGAACAAATTAATTTTATGCCACCTTTAACTAAATCGGGAGATTGGCAACCGATTGTAAATAATCTTTTAAGCAATGCTACAGAGATAGAGGTCTCTGAAGAATTAACTGGCTCTGGTCAGTTTAAAGAACTTTTGGAAACTTTTTGCATGAGTAGAATTAGAGCAAAGTTTGCAGAAGAACTTGCAGTGGGAAAACCTTGGACAGAAGATGGTAAGACATATTTTACCATGAAAGGTTTACAAGAGTTTCTAAAACAGCGAGGTTTTACTTTATATAATCGTCCACAGATTCAACAACGATTGAAAGAGTTAAACGACAATCAAGAGTGTTGTGGTAAGTATAAGGTAAAAATGGAAAATGGATCCTGGAAAGACATTCGTGTTTGGTGGGTTCCAGAATTTGAAACTAATGAGGTAGAGATACCTTCGGACAAAGAGGAGTATGAAGACGATGTCCCTTTCTGATAAATATATTAAGGTAGGAGAGATAAGTAAAATCTTAGGAGTCTCTCGATCAACCATATACAAGTGGGTAGAAGAAGGTTCCTTTCCGAAACCTGTTCACTTTGGAGATGCTACAAAGAATTCAACAATGCGGTGGGTTCAAAGTGAGTTAGAAGATTGGTTAGCAAAACGTCCAAGAGAGAAAATGGATGTCTGAGAAACTTCTTCTTGGGCCACCAGGATGTGGTAAGACATATACCCTTATTGAGATCGTCAAAAAAGAGCTTGAGAGAGGTGTTTCACCCGATAAGATAGGATTTGTTTCTTTTTCAAAGAAGGCTATAGAAGAGGCTAAAACTCGCACTGTGGCTGAATTAAATTTATCCATAGACAATGTGCCTTGGTTTAGGACATTACACTCTATTGGTTTTCAATGGCTTGGTATGAACAGTGACCAGATCTTATCCCGATATGATTTTAATCAGTTAGGATTAGAGTTAGGGATGCTATTTGATCATGGTACTGCTACTAGTATGGAAGATGGTTTATTACCAACGTCTGCAAAAGAAGGTAACAAATATATAGAGATCATTGGTAAAGCTACACTACGTTGTGTAAGTCTCGAACAACAATACAATGAAAACAGAGATTACAAGATGAGTTGGCCTTTGCTTGTAAGAGTTAATGAGATTTACCAAAAGTACAAAAAGAAAAACGATAAGTTTGATTTTACAGATATGATAAAGCTTTTTGTTGAACAAGGAACCTCTCCAAACTTGGAAGTTTTAATTGTTGACGAGGCACAAGATTTAACTCCATTACAATGGGAGCAAATAAAAATTATGCGTGGGTCTGCAAAAAGAGTTTGGTATGCAGGAGATGATGATCAAGCAGTGCATAGGTGGATGGGTGTAAAGGTAGAGCAATTTATTCATATGTGTGACAACACAGAGGTATTACAACAAAGTTATAGAGTTCCCATGCTCGTTCATCATGTTGCAGATAAGATCGTAAAAAGGATTGATGATCGTTTGCCAAAGACATGGTTTCCTACTAAAGAAGAAGGAAAAATAGACTATCATATGCACTGGTATAATGTTAATATGGATCAAGGTTCATGGACGGTTTTGGCTAGAACCAATCGAATAATTAATAATATAAAAAAAGAACTACAAGAGGACGGATATTTATTTGAGCATAGAGGTAGATCAAGTTTAGATCTTAGTTACTTAGAGGGCATGGACATATGGAAGTCTCTTATTAAAGGAGAGTCTTTACCCATAACTGCGATTAAAGATTTGTATAGAATAGTTCCGAAGCAAGGAACAAATGCAATTGTTAAAAGAGGTTTTGCTAAATCATTAGAATACGTTAATCCAGATAGTGTCTTGTCTTATGATGATCTGGTTCAGAATCATGGGATGATTGCCCCGAAAGATACTCCACCAACACTAGTGGTTAACATGACACCAGAAGAACAAAAATATTACAGAGCATTAGTTAAAAGAGGAGAGGACGTTAAGAAACCAAGAATTAAATTATCTACAATTCATGCTATGAAAGGTGGAGAGGACGATAATATCATGTTAATGACCGAGTCTGCTTATCCTTGTGTAGAGTCTGAACACCAAGATGACGAGCATAGAATTTTTTATACAGGTGTAACGAGAGCAAAAAAAGAATTACACATTATAGAAACTGGATCAAAGTACAGGTACGACATATGAAAAGAGAAGAAATATTACAAGAAGCAGAAACATTAATAAATGGAGATCGAGCAAAAGATTATGGTGATGCTTATGTTAATCATAAAAGGATTGCTGATATGTGGTCAGTGGTTTTTGGAAAAGAGGTAACAGTTCGTCAAGTTATTCTTTGCATGATTGCTATGAAAATGGCTCGATTAGTTCATGACAGTAAGGAAGACTCTTGGGTAGATGTTTGTGGATATGCTGCTCTTGGGGGAGAGCTAGATGCAGAATAATTTATTCAAGAGTGCCTTGCACTATGAATTAAAAAATGAAATGGAAATGCCAGAAGTTGATTGGGTTGCTCCCGATGAGTTCCCCGATCTTAGGTCTTGTGATTACATTGCTATTGACCTAGAGACTTGTGATCCGAATCTTCTAACTAAGGGTCCTGGTTGGGTTAGAAAAGATGGTTTTATTGTGGGAGTGGCTATAGCTGCGGGAGATTTCACAGGTTATTATCCTATTCAACATGAGGGTGGTGGTAATATATCCGGTAATCTTGTTAAGAGATGGCTCAAGGATCAATTAGCTACACCTCATATTCCAAAGATTATGCACAATGCTCTATATGATTTAGGTTGGTTGCGCTCTGCAAATATTCCTATTCAAGGTCAAATAATTGACACTATGATAGCTGCACCTTTGATAGATGAGAACAGATTTAGTTATAGTTTAAATAACTTGGGTAAAGATTATTTATCTAAGTATAAAGAAGAAAGAGGATTAAGAGCAGCAGCAAAAGCTTTTGGAGTAGATCCTAAGAAAGATCTATGGAAACTACCTGCCCGATATGTTGGTCATTACGCAGAACAAGATGCTAGAATGACACTCGAACTATGGAAGACTCTACAAATACAGATCAACAAACAGAAACTTGATTCTATATTTGATATGGAGACAAAACTACTTCCTGTTCTTTTAGATATGAAGCAATGCGGTGTTAAGGTTAACGTACAAAAAGCAGAGTTAGTCAAAAAAGATTTTAAATCAAAAGAACAAAAACTTTTGTTAGATATTAAAAAAGAAACATCAATCGAACTTGAACCTTGGGTATCCACCAGTATAGCCAAAATATTTGAATACTATAAAATACCTTTTGAAAAAACCGATAAAACAAATAAACCATCCTTTACTAAAGCATACTTACAAGCTTGTCCTCATCCGATAGCAGCCAAGATACTGAAGGTAAGAGAACTTAATAAAGCACAAACTACTTTTATAGATAGTATCATAAATCATGCCTATAAGGATAGAATTCATTGTGAGTTTCATCAACTAAGATCCGAGGACGGAGGAACAGTGACAGGAAGATTCTCGTCTTCTAATCCAAACCTACAACAGATACCAGCCAGAGATCCAGAGATTAAGAAAGTTATTAGAGGATTGTTTGAACCAGAATTTAGTGAGAAGTGGGGTAGCTTTGACTACTCCTCCCAAGAGCCGAGGTTATTGGTTCATTATTGTGCGTCCTTGAATGAAAACGAAAAGCACCCTCTGATAGATGAGGTTGTGCAAAAGTATCATGAAGGGGATGATGATTTTCATCAGATGGTTGCTGATCTAGCGGGTATAACAAGAACGCAAGCTAAGACAGTTAATCTTGGAATTATGTATGGTATGGGGCAAGGAAAACTAGCTTCAACTTTAGATATAACAGTTGATGAAGCCAAAGAATTATTAAATCAATATCATGAGAAAGTTCCCTTTGTAAAAGGATTGGCAAACAGAATATCTAGTCATGCTCAAAACTTTGGAAGAATTAGAACCATTCTAGGTAGGAAGTGTCGATTCGATCTGTGGGAACCATGTACGTTTGGGTATAATAGAGCTTTACCTCATGAGGATGCTATAAAAGAATATAGTCCACAGAAACTAAAAAGAGCTTTTACCTACAAAGCCTTGAACAAACTTATTCAAGGTAGTGCAGCTGATCAAACAAAAAAAGCCATGCTTGATTGTTATGAAAAAGGTCACTTACCTTTGCTTACCGTGCATGATGAATTATGTTTTAGTATTCATTCACAAGAGCAAGCAAAAGAAATAACCGAGATCATGGAAACTGGCTTGGAGTTAAAAGTTCCTAGTAAAGTTGACCAGGAGTTAGGTGATAATTGGGGAGAGGTTGGTTAAACTTTTATTGCAATGTAAATGCAAAGTGCAATGATAATAAGTTTACCATAATCTAAATCCCACTTTGTTCCTTCACCTTTGTCTTTAAAAAAAGTCATTATTCTAGTTATCATGTTAAGTATCCTTCTCTTCTTCACTTGTTGCTGTACCGGGTATAACTTGACAATAAGGCTTTGCTTGAAAAACTGTAGGGAACTCAATAGCCTTGTTTGCTTTTTTTACAGCATCTTCAAAACAAGCATCCTTATTTGGAAAAAGCACATTACCCGTAATTACCATACATGATTGTGCATATACACTTCCGCAAAGTATCATGATGGACATCCACATTAATATTTTCCCATGTTAAAAACAGATCCTAAACCTGTTTTCATACCTATTTGAAGATCTTGTTTTTGATCCATAAGTTCATTCATTGATTTAATTGAATTACCGAAGGCACTTTCTCCTACATTACCAGATGTTGTAAGCACTCCCCCAGGATAATGAGAAAAACCCACATCTGGTTTACCAAAGGAATCTGCGATCGTATTAAATTGATCCATAGATAGACCTCCATATGGTTGAATAGCTCCCATAATCCCACCTTCCACAAAGTCTGGGAATGTTTCTTTTATCAATCCCATGAGTTCCTGTCTAAATGGTCCCATTTTCTCTTGACCATAAAAACGAATAATCGGTTCGGTGATACTATTTAACATTCTAGGATCAAAACCCATCTGTGGTTGTCCAAAAAGTCCACCTAGTCCTTGTCTCATTTGCATCATTTGTCCGATTGTATAACTCATGATTTACTCCGACAGCTGGAAATGAGGTCCATCTATGAAAGGCCGTCTACCTTGACTACGTCTTAAATCAATATACTCGTTCATAGCGTCTTCCATTGTTCCCTCAAAGTTTCTTAAATCTTTTATGTGCCACGCTGCACCCCATACAATGCCAACATCAAGTTCATCTGCAGCTTCTTTCATGGCATCTGCTATATCATCATAAAGATTCAACTCCCACGACACACGGCCTTCAATATAACAAATTAAATCGACGGCGTGACTATATCCATCATCTTGAATCAAATGTTTACTCGCCATTGTCTGGCTTGCGCCTTTTGCTAAAAGGACTTTTTGTTCCTCGATCGAACGGACTCCGCAGCTCACTCCGAAATCACACCTTGAAAGTTGTATGGCTTTTAAGACAGTGGAGTGTAGATCCTCTCTTACACCTTCTAATCGACTCATACTTCTCTTTGATAATTTAAAACTCATGGCTGCCCCTTCCTATTCTGTAGCTGTTGAGCCAAAGCCAACGTTGCCGGGTCTGGTATTGTTATTGGATTAATCATACTAGCACTCGTTCCCGGTGCTGGTGGCATTACGTTTGGTACTTGATTCACTACATCTTGCATTTGATCAAAAGTTCCTGTCATTCTTTGTTCTATTCCTTCGGGAGTGGTTAGTGAAGGTTTAGGAGTTGGAGGTTGATCTGTTGTTGTAACTCCTGCTGCACTTGCTTGGCCAATTGCTTCATAAACCATTTCTAGTCCTCTACCTATTTTGTCATATTCTCCTTGTCCTGGTCTAACTCCAGTTGGTCTAGTAACTAAATTTAGAAAGGATTTAGTTCTTAATAGTTTTGACATTACATATATACCACCAAAAGTGCTTAATGTAGTCAATGGATCCATGATAATACCAACGATACCAAGAGAAGTAGCAATTGTTGCAGGTGCTAATGCACCAAGTCCTTTGATAGGTTCTTGAGAAATTAAAGTTCCTACTCTTGAGAAGTCATACAATCCATCTACAACTTCTTTACCAAACATCTCGTTTAAAGTATCTCTTCCATAAGAATCTAATTTAGATCTTAGTCTACCAGCCGCTTTACCAGAAAAAACTGCTTCTACAAATTCTGCTGAAGTTGCGTCTGGTTCTCCCATAGAGGCTAACATTCTTGCCATAGACAAATCTTTTACTTGTTCCATAGAAGCACTATTTTTTCCTAATTTTTCCTTTGCTATGCGTATGGCATTAGCACCATTTTTTCTAAACACAGCATCAACTACTAAATCAGGATCTTGTTGAGCAATTGCTCTTTCTATACCTTGTATAACATTTAACTTACTAAGATTTTTTTGTTCCCCCGCTAAACGATTTATTTCCAAAATTTGTTCTGTTAAGGGTCTATTGGACATGGCAGCTAAATCTGCTTCTGAGATTCTTTTACCCATACTTTGCATATCTTGTAATACTTTTACTGTATTATTGTAATCTTTTCCGAATAATATTTTACCTGTTTGACCTAAAGCATAAATATCTTCACTCACTTTTGCAGCATTGATATTTCCAAAAGCATCCTTTTGTCTAAAAAGTCTGTTTAAATATGTTGATGCCATTACTTCTCTGACAGATTCACTAGCAGAATCAAGATTTTGTCTAGCTACTCTTACTTCTTCTGCAAACTCAAGTGTGTTTTCAAATGACTTTTTGTAATGATTTTTTAGTGGATCATTTTCTGGTAATTTTTCTACTATCTCTTTCAAAGTAGTCTTATCTACTTTAATATCTGGAACTACATCTAAATAATTTTTAGGTATAGGCAAAGAATCTTTTGAAGAAGGAACTACCGTTTTTAAAAAATTTTCTAATTCTAAACCACTACCAGGAACTATTAAACCAAATTTAGGATCATACAATTCTTCAGGATTAAAATTAATTTGTTCTTTGTATTTTTGAAAAAGTTCTTTAGCATTCTTTTGTCTAAATTTAGAAACTCCCTCTTTATAAAAGTCACCTGCTTCTCTTAAATAATCAAACCCATCTGATATTTTTTTCTTTTCAATTTTTGATATTATTCTACCTGTAATAGGATCTCGACCTGTTCTTAATAATTCTTTTGCTTTTGCTTCAGACTCTATAAAAGCGTCATCTATAGCTTTACTAAGAACATTTAAAATACCATCTTCTTGTGTTCCTACTAAATCTTTATCAAAGGAGGCATGACGCAAAGCAGTTCTTATACTTTGCATAGTTTCGACATCAACAGGATTTTCTAATTTGTTAATTACTTGTCCTAATCCTTTTTCTCTTAGTTGTAAGGCTCTCTGTTTATCTGCTAATTTATTAAAAGTAGCTTTAAAATTAGTTACATCAATAATTTGTCTACCTTCTAAAAGCTCATTCGCTTTTTTATAAAGAGCATTACTGTCCTCATCAAAAGTTCTTTTTGCTAGTTCTATGTTTTTTGCTACTATAGAAGCTCCTCTTGGCTCTGGTTCTCCAAACATTTTAATAAGTTTGTCTATTTCTTTATCTAACAAATTTTTCATATTTTTATTAGCTTGATCCATTAATTCTTTTGGAGAAGAATAAATTCTTTTTATATCCTCTTCTAAAGCATTTAATACTTGTTTTGTATCTACTTGTTTTGGAGATATTTTTTTCAATTCTTTAACAATAAATTGAGCATTTTTATTAGCCATAGCTGTATTTGGTAAAACACCCTCGTATATTGCTTGAAGTCTCCCTAAAATGGGAGAAGTGTTAGCTCCACGAACAGTGGGTCTAGCTCCCTCTGAAATAGCTTTTCTCATTAAAGCTCTAGCTTCATTAGCTTCAGGTCCCCCAGGTCCTTTTAAAAACCTAGACAAAGCAGAGTTAATAAACCTACCCGCACCTTCACCTGCAACACCTGCAATAGCTTCAAACAAAGCAGTGTTTCTTACGCTTCTTGAGTCTTGTGCTTGAACTTTTTGTGAATATTCTAATCCTTCATCAAACAAGTAACCTAATGCAGATCCACCACCAACTACTAGTGCGGCTAGAGGTAGTCCATATCCACTAGCTGCTAAAGAAGCAGCAATACCTCCCACTAAAGGCCCTCTTGCTTGAGAAAAAAATTCTACAAAATCTTGTTTTGTAAACTTCTCCTCATCTTCTATAGATAAGTTTCCAGAGTTAGGAAGATTGTATCTTTTCTTTGTTTCATAATCAATTTTGTCTAATTCAAGAACGTATCCTTTTTTTGGATCTTTAAAAAATTGATCATCACTAAACCCTGCCCTATTTAATCTTAATTTATACTCTTCATCATTCTCTGCTTGAGCTAAATCTGCTCTAAGACCGATGTCTTTAACTCCAGATACGTCTATTTTTATTTCTGGTTCTTTAGGTTCATCTTTAATGGGTTCTTTTTCTTTTTCAGCAAACAATCTTCTGTAATAATTAGATATATCTTCTTTTTGTGGAGATATGGCTGCTTGAGGAGAATCTTCGATTATAGTTGAAAGATTATCCATGATGTATTTTTTTTCTTCATTAGTAGGAGTGTCACCCGCAATATTTACAAGTATCGGACCACTTCTTGTGTTTATTTGTATTCTACCCATTTACTGACCCATTAAAGTCATACTGATTGGCTTTCCATCTTTATCATATCCCAAATCAAAGATAGGCATATTTTCTTGAGAAAAACCCCCTTGACCTCCCAAATCAAAAACACCTCTTCTTTTTTGTTCTTCTTTTATAAAATCAAGACCTGTGCCTTCATATCCTGCTACTTTAGGAACTCTAGCAAGATTACTAGCGATTGAATCAAAACTTTGTATGGATTGTCTTTGTTTTTTTAATAGTAAAGATATAGCACTATCTATTTTTGCATTAACTCTTTCTTTCGAAGTTAAATTAATGCTAAATTTACCATTTGCATCTTCTTGTATTAGTCCTCCAAAGAAAGGTTTTATGATATTAAGTAAAACATCTCTATCAGAAATAGAGTTTGCAGATTGTGTGTTTCCAATGGCAACACTTGTTATATCACCTAAAGCAGATAACATAATATCCTCTATTTGAGCTTGAGTATCATATTTTTTATCCACTTGCACACCAAAGAACGTAGCTCCTTTAGTAAAAACATCCCCACTAAATCCTTTAAAACCTCTTGCAAAAGGTGCTGTTTTTGGATCATTTACAAGTTTTTTAACTTCGTCAAAAATACCAATTGCTCTTACTGCATCCTCTGCTTGATTGATTAAACCTCTAGCTTCTTCTGCTTGAGAAATTACTCCAGAAGCCTTTGCGGGATCTATTTCTTCTGCACCAAAAAGTTCAGCATAATCTTTTAAACCTTTAATTGAAGCTAAACTTTCCATAGAAGAAGCATACTTCATTCTATCTGCCATGCTTAACTCTATGTGTGAACCTGGGGCATGATATTTTTTATTTTTTCCTGGTCTTGGATCAGTAAAGCCTTCACTACCCACAACATATAAATCAAAATTTCTCATATCTGATCTTAATTGAGCTTTTTCAGCCGCTTCACCTTCTAATCCATATTTAAAAGCAGCTAAAGCAATTTGACGATCAAAAGCGGCTTTATCAGCGTTATCTTTCATAAATAAATCAACACCTTTTTCAAGTCCTTTAGCTATATTTGTTAATCCATTAGGACTTTCTCCCGCAGCTATGGCAAAACCCATCTTCGCAATAGCTAATCCCTTGTTCATCCCCTCATATTCTGGAGCTTGACTCACAAATTCTTCCATCAACGATTTCATATCTGTTTTTGTGGTTTCTTGAACAACTTGATCAGCTATGGCCGCTTTCTCTGATTCTTCAGTATTTTCTTTATTTATTTTTTCTTTTAAAATAGCAGAAACTTTTTCAGAGCTTGATCCAATTGGTTCAAAACCTTTCATTTTTTCTGGATCAAGCAACGAAGCCATTTGATTTTGTTTTTGTTCAAATTGATTTTCTTGATCCACTTGTCTTTGTAATTCTTGTACTGAATCTTCTTTTTTTTGTTCTTTTCTAAAAGCGGGTAAAGCCTCCATAGACGCTCTATCTGCTTGTTGAATATCGTCTATTTTTTTCTGAAATTCACTCTCTCTAAAAGCGGGTAAAGCCTCCATAGACGCTCTATCTGCTTGTTGAATCTGTTCTTCTTGTTGATTTCGTCTAATATTATCAATCATAGCTTGAATTTCATTTTCACTTATTTGAGATTGAGTTATCATATCTTCCATAGATGAAATTTCAGGTTGTCTAAAACCTTCAGGATTAAGAACAGAAAAGGCTTGGTCAGTAGGCCCAGTTGTTGGAAAAGATCCAGTAAACTCTAATTCAGTGTCTTCTCCTTTAGCTCTTGGTTTAACACCATAACTATATTCTGGCCCTGACAACTCCACATCAGGAACTGTTTCTCCCGACATTCTACCTTTCATATCTGGAGTTAATTGACGCAAATAATCCATTGCATCTCCACCAACATCTCCAAAAATCTCTCTTATTTGTGCTTCTGCAGCAAGAGGCAATGTTAGAATTCCTTCTCCTATTCTGCCTCTGCCTATGCCAATAGAATTTAAATAATCCATTAGCCTAGAATTTTGTATCCCCAACTCTCCTCTTCTTTTTGCATCACTATATGCTTGAAAAGCATCAGACGCACCAGCATCTGCTCCAACAAGTTTTCTAGTAAAATCAGAAATACTAGTGACGGGAACACTTGGTCCTTTTCTGTCAATTAATTCTTGTTTTATTTCTTGAGTCATTTTGTTTACTTTTGGAGATGTTGCATCCACAGATTGATAACCAACAAGAGAACCATTTCTAAAAACAGCGTATCCTCTTTCACCTAGTTTTTCTGAAACAACTGTCGTTCCTCTTTGTGCAGAGGTTCTAGCTGCTATTTCATCTGGATCTAATGGTACTTCTTTTTTACCAGATAAAGAAGCTCCTATTTTATCCATAAAACTACCGGGTCTTACAGTAAGTTCTGGTAATTGAATGCTTTTTACCGCATCTAACAGTTGAACAATCGATCCTACTGATCCCGGTAACTGAACATTCCCACCATTATCAAACCTTTGAACCTCGTTCATTAGTTCTGGTGAGGATGCCATGATCCCCGCAACTTGATTTAAGTTATCTCTTGCCGGTCTTTTTTTAAATAATTTTCTGTTAGATACTATCATGAACTAAATAACCCACCATTAAAGTAACCAGATTGTTGAAGTCCACCCAGACCCAAACCTAGACCCGCTATTTGTGACATAGGACTTGGTGGAGGCTGATACGTTGTTCCATAAGTTGTAGAGGTTGAAGGAACACCAGATAACATATCGGCATAAAAACCTAGTTGTCTGTATGGCTCCATCTGTCTGTTCATTAGATTTGTTCTATACGCATCAAGACCCGCTTGATTGTATTGTCTTTCCAGACCACCATATCCCGCTAACATTCCTAAATCACCCATCATAGCTCTTTGTTGAGCTTCACCCAACGCTGATTGTGCTAATCCAGATTTAGTCATGCCCCCTGCCAAAGAACCAATACCTTGACCCAAAGCACCATATAATCTACCCGCACCTTGTAATCTTCTTTGTTGAGCTTCAAAAGCTCTTTGAGCTTGATCTTGAGCTTGACGAAAACCAGTAGACCTAAGTCTAGCAGCTAAATTTGACGCTCTGTCAGAATAATCACGAGCTAACTCTCTGTCCGCAACGGCAGCTCTACTACCACCAAATGCACCCGCACCTACTGCACCCGCATCAAGTTTTTGTTGTTGAATATCTTGTTGCCTAGCTAAATCTTTTTCTGTTTCTTTAATGACATCTTCTGTATAAGGATCCATAAATCCTTTGTAGGAAGTTGGATCATATGTCTTCATGGAAGCACCAATGGTTGGAATACCTAACGCACTATAATCAAGAGCTTTGTTATAAGCATCGATACCCGTACCTATAGTATCTGATCCTGCCTGCATCATAGGAAGGTAAGAACCCACCCCCGCATAAGCTTTTTGTATGGCAGCCTTCTCGCCTTCCGATAAGTCAGCTAATTCAATGTCAGCAGGAACAAAATTCTTTTTTGAATCTAAGAAAAGTGCTTCTGCTTCGGCTAGTATATCTTTTTTAGCTTTTTCCTCATAACCGGGAAGCTTCTTCATTTGTATTTGTGTATATGTTGACATTAGGCCATCCTTGAAAATTGATTTTGTAAAGCATACATCCTAGCAGCACCTTTGGCTCGATCACCACCACCTAGTCCTTCGACAGCATCTGTTCTCATGACAAACTCACCATCGGATAATTTAGCTTCTTGAACTTTTCTACCATTTTGATAAATCCCCGCATCAATACTATCAGAGGTCTTGGTTCCAGGACCTTGGATAAAACCTCCTTCTCTTGCACGTACAGGAATAGGACGATCATATCTACCAGTAAATGGGTCTAGCATACCTTGAAAAACTTGCCCCTCGTAATCTGGAAGAGTTTCCATATCTGCTGCAGCAAATTGAGGCGGTGGATCTTGTTTCTCTCCCAAAGCACCAAAGATACCATAGAGCGTTGCAGCTTGTGTGGCTGCTTTAAATGGATCATCTTTTATTCTGTCCAAAATTCCTTTAGACCCTAACTTTTCCATACTTCTCCTGTCGGCTTCTTTAATCAATTGTCTCTTAGCAACATCTGACAACCCATCAGTAGCAGCTTTTGTTTTACCACCTGTTCCCAAAACTTGTCCAATATCACCAAAAGAACCAATGCCAAGAGCTTTTCCTGCCACTCCTCCCAACATAGCATCTCTTGCAGCTTCACCAATACTTTTCTTTCCAGAGGCTAAAGAAGCAATGCCTGTAAGTAGTCCAACAGGACCAAGAAAACCTAAGATGCCCCCTCCACCTACAGATCCAAATATCTTACCTAAAGCTTCAAACATTCATCTCTCCTTAATTTTAAACATCTTAGCAGATGTTTCTTTAAATTACTATAGGGTCGTTACGTTGTAACTGTCACAGATCCCACTGACCCTGTACCTACATTCGTTGCGGGGTGAGGCTTGTTAGATTCTGTTATCTTAACGAAACCACCATGATTAAATATAGCTCCTACCTCTAATCCTTGATCGTGATTTTTTAAAGTAGTAAACGTCATTTCAGAAGATCGACCCTCACCAGGATTTTGTATTTGTGTTAAATACAAAGCAAAAGATTGAACAATCTGGTTCATATAGTCCTTGGTATATTGGTCTGGTGGAGACGGGAAAAAGGGTAAAGCAAGATTTCTAGCCATTGTCCTTGATCTCCTTATAATCACCCTCAATAAAAGCTTGTGGATATTTCTTCTGTAACTGTTCTAAACGCAAAACAATGTCCTCTCTAGTTAGATCATCGAGAGAATGAACAGTTTCTCTTCTATCTATGGTCAATCCACCCAATGCCGACCTTATTTTTTCAGCGTTGATAGATGCTGAAAACTGCCCTGCTTCTTCTGCACCTTTTGATAGCTCACTCAATCTTTTGAGTTGACCCATAATGGTCACACCATAACGCCTTTCGGTTTCTTGCCTTAATTCTTGTATATACTCTGGAACTTGTGGGTACTTAATACCACTTAACAAATGATGTGCTACTGTATTAGCAACTTTTGGTGAGAAACCTGCTTTTCTTGCACATTCTGCATTGGAATAAATACCTTCTACATAATATTTTGCAAACTCACGTTGTCTATTGGTAAGTTTTCGATCTAAGCGAGTTTCTACTTCTTTCGCTATTTTCTGTTGTTGAACAGTTTGTTTTGCCATTATCGTCTTCCATCTGGTCTTATATCTACTTTTGGAGTTCCTAGTCTCCAAGTAACTTCTTTCTCGGATGAATCTATTTTTAACGAAAAAGATCGTCCTCGCAACCTTAAATTAAGTTCTTCAGTAAATTGTTCAATAACCGAGGTCGAACCCGCCACGGATTGTGTTACGGAACCCGCCTGGTTTTGAGCAAATCCTTTACCAGGAAAGTTTTTAGTAAAGAAAGTTAAATTAGCCTTGGGAGCATTACTGGTAGAATCTCTAAAGGTAATATCTGGTAATACTTTAGAAAGAAGCAAGAACCTATCTCCTTCTCCTATATCTATCTGACTAGATTGAATGTGAGCGGATATAGCACTGGAAGGACTCGTGCTGCCATCATCAAAACCCGTTTCATGATTATATAAATGATAATCAGCCGAAGCAGCTATAGGTAAAGATTTAACTCCTCTGTCCATCCAAACAGTTCTGTTCAAAGAACCAAAATACCATATTTTTTGTTCGTAATTAAAAATAACATATTTATCATTTTCTGTAGCATTAGCAGATGGATAATACCACCATATTTCAGCAAATTCAGAGTTTAATCCTGCCACAACTTTTTCTATTTGTTCTGTGTTAAAATCACTAAAAACATGATCTTTTACAGTGCATGGTAATCTTTGTACAGAACCGGAAAAAACATAAAACTCATTTTGACCCATCCAAAACACACTATTTTCTACAGAGACAGCAGCCAATGGTCCTGCAACAGTAATACCTTCTGCAATAGTAGAAATACCAAAAGTAAAAGGTGGACCAATAAACTGCATAGAGTGTAAGGACACATCTGTAAAAACAAGAATTTGTTGTCTTGTTTCTACAGCCATGATTATTTCAGAACCAGAACCAACCCTAAGTTCTCCTGCAGTGTTTGTTGCTTCTGTTTTCCAATCCGTAAGACTTTCTTGATCAGCAAATCTTATTAACAAAGGATCTTGTGTACCAATGCTTGTTTCTCCATCACAACCAAACACAATAACGTGCCTATCTATGTCTGAAACCATGATTTGTTTAGCGATAGTTGGAGCAAGAGTAGAACCCGTTAGTGAATTTAATAAAACAGCTCTTGTGTTTGTTCCATTAGTTTTATCCCAGTAGGCTATTTCACCATCTCGTACATTCATAAGAAGATCTTCACCAAAATTATCGTGGCTCCATATTCTCATGGTATCTACTGTAGATACAGTTGTGTTCCAAGTTCCTGCGTTCCAAGGGCCAGCACCCCAACCAAGTGAGGTAACAGAATCATCCAATCCTACATTCACTTGATATTTACCTACGATAAGTGAACCACCAGTTCCAGAATCATTAGAAGTAGAGTAAACTAGGGTTCCTGCACCAAACGTTACAACGCCATTAGAAGTTAAACTTTTTATACTCGTTTGAGGTGTTCTTGCATTGATATAATAAGTGTTAGCATTACCAACCTCCACGGCATCTATTTGATACTCTTGATTAAGAACATCTGTGCTATTGTCACCTGCTCCTACCATATTTCCACCTAAAGATGCTGCACCACTAATTGTAACAAAACTATTTACAGTCGCACCATGACTTGCATGAGTAACTTTTAAAGTTGAGGTTCCAACAGTTGCACCAGAACTATGACTAGCTGCCGTTGTCCCATGTACCCCTCTAGTACAAGATAATAAATCATTATTGGTTGTATCGATAGAATCATATTTTATTTCTTCTGATCCTATTTTTACAAATCCACTTGGGGCAAAATTAGTAGTGCTTGCCAAAGATATCGTTCTTGCGGAATCATTAATACTAGTGTTTATTGTCGTGCTTGCAGCGTTTATGGCTGAAATATCACCTGCATCTGTTGTTAATCTAAGAGGTGTGATATCAGAAAAAGTTAAACCTTCTTCAATGTAATATTTGTTACTGGTTCCTACACCTAAATATTTAGTATTGTCTAAGGCCATCCAAGCTTTTAAAGCTCTACATTTACCTAAGAAAGATTCAGTTGTGTATTTTACCCAACCACCTATTTTTTCTGGATATCCAAATCTAAATCTTATTTTATCTGAGTCAAACCAACCACCTTCATTAGAAGATGAGGTTGTTTCTCTATTAATACCCGGTTTAAACTGTAATCTTGTTAAAGGCATATTATCCTTCTAATTTTTTAATTCTAGCTTCCAAAGCATCATTCTTAGCTGATAGTTCTTGTATAGCTTTTGTTAATATTGGTATTAAATTACCATATTTGGCTTCTAATCTATTTGAATTATTTTCATATACTAAATCAAGAATGTCATTTTCATTATTAGGCATAGCTTTTTGAAAATCTTGTGCTATAAAACCTAATCTTGTTTTACCATTTTTTGATGCTGTAAGATCGCCTTCAATAAGATTTCTTCTATTCCATTTAAATTGTACGGGTCGAATACTATCAATAAAGTCTAAACCAAAAGGGCTATCTATAATATTTGTTTTGTCTCTACTGTCTGATAAACTAGCAATAGAGGTATCATTACATCTTAAAGCTGTAACATTTGCATCACCTAAAGTGATTTCGTTAGTTGCAGATCCTGACGATGGTTCTGCGTTTTTACCTAAACAAGTTAAATTAGAGCCACTTGTAATTGAACTACCAGCACTATAACCAACAGATACACAGTCAAAGGCAGTATTAGTGCCACTAAAAGCTTGATGTCCGATAGCTACATTTTGATAATAAATTCCATTGTTGCTACCAGCCAATGCACCTATAAAAACGTTATCACGTCCAGACGTTGTATTTTCACCTGCTGACCTACCTATACAAATATTATCATCTCCTGTTGTAATATCTTTTGCAGCAGTTTGTCCTATACCTATGTTATTACCTCCAGATATAGTACCACTAGTATTACCAAATAAACCTTGATATCCTATCCCAATATTATAAGAACCTGTTGTAAATTTGTTCATAGCCTCATAACCTAGAGCTACATTTCCAGCTCCAGTTGTCATTTGTTGACCTGCTTCAAATCCAACTGAGGTATTATCGTTACCTGATTGAAGAAGTTCTAAACTTTTGTAGCCCACAGCAGTCGTTCCAGTATGATCACAAGTTACAGAAGAATTACCATATCCTGCATAAGCACCTAACAATGTTATGTTATCACCAACTGCTCGATAACCTGTTGTATAACCCATAGCAACTGAGTGATCAAAATCTCCACTACGAAATAAAAAAGCTTGATGTCCAACAGCAGTATTACCTGTGCCTGTACAGTTTTCTGCACATTTCGTACCTACATAAACGTTACTATTACCACCAATAACATCCCTACCTGCCTTATAGCCTATGGCAACGTTACTACTACCACCAGTTACAGAAAGTAAGGATTCATAGCCAATAGCAGTGCAAAATTCAGCAGAAGTTATATTACCTAAAGCTTTGTATCCAACCGCTGTACCTGGACCACCACTAGAATGACTTCCCGTTGAGGTTGCAGTACTTGTAACACCTCCAAACGAATAGGCTCCTATAGCTGTATTTCCTTGATCATTATCAACATTTTTAGCGGCTTCAAACCCAAAAGCTGTATTATCATCTCCTGTTGTAATACCAGTTCCTGCATTAAAACCAAAAGCTGTATTTCGATTGGCATCAGATTGCACTGAATCCAAGGCATTAGTACCGATTGCAGTATTTTCTGTGCCAGTTCCAACGACACCTGTTGCAGTTACAGTTTGATTGTCAACGTAGGTTTTTATTGCTAAAGCTGTTGCTAAAGTATCATGACTACTACTTACAGAAGAAATATCTTGATCTACACTACTTATGGTGGTTGTGCCATCGGTCAAAGATCCAAAAGAAATTGTACCTGTTGTTGTAATATTACTACTTCCATTATCAATTGTTCCAAAACCAGAGGTTATACTGCCACCTCCCAATGCACCTACAGAAGTTATAGCTGTCTGTGCTGCTGTAGCTAATGTGCCTGTAATCGTGCCACCAGATACGTTAATACCTGCACTGAACACAGGTATCTGGTTCATGGTCACTACGCCACCACTTGATATAGCAATCGCATCTGTATCTCCTACAGAACCAATATTACCTGCATTGGGTATGACAAGATTACCACCTAAAGTTGTTAGTCCACCAGTAACTACTGTGCCTGCAAGAGTTACATTTGCTCCACTAAAGGTAGCTGCTGTTGTGGTTCCTGATTTAATTATTAAATTACCGCTTGTGTTTGTTAAAGATCCAAAGGTAGCTGTATCATCTTTTAACAGAACATCACCACCACCTGCATCAAGAACAATATCACCTGCTACATCAAGTGTTAGATCTCCAGAAGATAAATCTATTTCTGTACCATCGATCGTTATGTTATCTATAGATACACCAGCATTTGCTGTTACGGCTCCTGTAGAGGTCAGAGTACCACCCACTGTGGTATTGCCTGCTACCGCAAAGGTTCCTGCTACGTCTAAATCAGTAAATAAATCAAATACCGCACCGCTTGTGCCACCACCATCTGTAGCAATAACTTTTACAGAACCATTTGGAATATTTACTGTAGCTCCACTACCTTGTTTAATAGTTATAATTTGACTACCGCTTGTAGCATTCTCAATAATCCAAACCTTACTAACAGCATTTGGAGCAAGGGTAACAACTCTTGTCGTAGTTAAATCTGCACTAGAGGTTATCTTTAAATATAAAGAACGTACCTCATCACTAACAGCGTCCGACATTGTAATCGTTGTATTAGCATCGCCCATTGTTTCAGTTCCATAACTGAAAGCTTCCGCTATAAGAGATAAGTTTGTATTTGTAGCTGTACCCCATGTACCAGAACGTTCTCCAGAACCTATTTCTTCTAATCTTAAATCATTTAAAAATGTACTCATTTTCTATCCTATGCTTCTTGTTGGTCCCAAGATGGACTATGACTTGGAGTTACTGAAGAGTAACTTGGTGTTTGACTTGGTGTGACATTACTAAAACTTGGTGTTTGACTTGGTGTGACATTACTAAAACTTGGTGTTTGACTTGGTACAATTTCACTATAACTCGGATCTTGTGTAATTTCAAGATTGCCCCATACAAGAACCCTACCAATTTCCATTGTGCCTTGGACACCCACATTTGTTGTTTGAATACCCGCACCATTTAGACTTGCTACTAAAGCTCCAAATAAAGAACGATTGGCTGTATTTTGTGCTGCAATATCTGATACTGAATCTGTTTCTGAAAAAGAAAAAACAGAACTTAAATTTTCAATTAAATCGTCTGAAGCTTGACTTTGAAAAAGAACATTGCCCGCAACAGAAGCAGCGGCCAAACTAGCATTGGCTTCTGCTTGATTTTCTACTGCAAGTTCTGCAATAGCTAATTCAATTTTTGAAAAGGTTACTTCTAAACCATCCGCTCCTAACACGGGAGCTGTTCCTGTTCCTGTAAAACCCTCTGTTCCTAATACAAAAATACTGGAACCAGTGTTTATTGTATAATCACTTGCAAAAGTTGCCCCAGTAACACTTACACCTGTTGGTGTAAAAAATAAATCAATAGCGTCAGTTGCAAAAGATGTTTCTGAAAGTGAGTGATGACCAAACATTATTCTTTTTGATTTAAGGACTCTATTAGTTTATTGGTAAAAAAATTTAATGCTACCTGTTGTTGATCTAAATGAAACTTAGCCTGGTTTGCTTTAGCTTGTAGATCTCGTATCTGAGCAATGAGATATCTTTGTTCCTCACTCATGTCGGTAGGATTATATTCCTTACCATCTATGTTAATAATATTTTGTGCTTCTTCAGCCATGCTAACCTCCTTCTAATTTAGCTAATCTTGCTTCTATTGCTATAAATCTGCTTTCATTGTAACTTGCAATAAAACTTAATAGTTCAGGATACCTTACACCCATCCTTGTTTGTTCCTTTCCATCATCATTTGTCCAAGTGTCACTACAAAACAGAGCATACTTAGTGGCATCTAAACCCTCTGCTTCAAAAGCTGCCTTGACTTCTTGAGCAACAATACCAGAGTGTGTTCTAGCTTTGTCTGCTTTTTCTGTGACTTTGCTTTTCCATCTAAAGGTTTTAAATAATGTTGATAGACGCTTACCCACAGCTAACTCTGCTGTTGTCATAGATGCTATGTCTTGTTTTTCATTCTCGTCTGAAGTGTTAATAGTACCATTGGTTGCAAAGATGTCATCAAAACGGTGTGAGCTACGACCTAAATCAATAGCGTCATCACGAGTTGCATTTGAAGATACATTCCAAGGATGAATTGCATCATTACCGGCAGCAAAAAGAAGTCCAGTATCACCATTGCCTATGGTTAGACTGTCACCACCCTGTGACCCAATTTGCCCCACAGTAGTGCCGTCTTTGCGAAACTGAACAATCGTTCCATCATTTGATAATCTATTAAAAATAGCTGTTTCTTGCTGATATGTGGCAACTGTTAAAAATTGACTTGGAAAATATGATAAACCTTCTCCAGAACCAGAATTGTTGTAAAGACTTGTATCGGTCGTACCCACCAATAAATTACCAGAGCTATCTATCCTCATGCGTTCTGTGTCACCAGTAGCAAATAGAATACTGTTTGATTCTCTTATCCATACTAAAGCATTTTCATTGCTATCAATACCTATACGAAAACCATCACTTGTAGTAGTACCAGTTGATGAATTAGTAAAAAGATGGTAATTAGCACCACTTGAATTTTCATGCTGATGAAATTTATAAGCAGGACTAGTTGTCCCAATACCAACATTACCAGTTGATCTTACAACCATTTTATAAGCACTATCAGCATATACGCCAAGAGCTATTTTATCATTAGCAGATGTTGCATCAGTCCTAATAAGTGTACCTGAACCATTAGTGTTTGTATTATAAATTCTACTTATCCAATCATCATTAGCACTGCCTTCAACATCAAATTTTCTAGCAGGAACTGCTCCAATACCTACTTTACCACCTGATAAAGTAATTCTCATAGCTTCTGATCTTGTGCCAGAAGCATCTTGGCAAAAAACTAAATCGCCAGTATTCCCACTATCTCTATAAATCTCCCAAGGATTTCCAGCATTGGCATTACCATTAAAAGTGAGTGTCGTACCAGTTCCAGCTGTAGAAGAGCCAGCTTGATTTTTTTGCAATGTAAGAATACCAACTGGAGAAAGTGATCCAATACCAACATTGCCTGATGTATCAATTGTTACTCTCGTAGATGAGCCAGTAAAACTTGTAGAACTGTCACCACCAGTCGTAAACAATAATTTACCACTGTCCATAATAATTTTTCCAGAACCACTGCCATCTATTAACCCTATATTACAGTATTGGTCAGTAGATTGTGCATAAATTGCGTTGTTGTCTGAGCCTATACTTAGTTGGAGAGGAACTGTAGGACTGCTCGTGCCAATACCTACTTTACCACCAACAAATGCGTTCCCATTTCCTTTCACAAAAAATAAGTTGTTTGAAGCGTCATGGTCTGTCACTACTAAAGCACTGTCTGTAGCTGTTGACCCTGCTTTTATTAAAACACCATAATTTCTATCATCCGTAGCTTCTTGGTTTTGAAATGTTGCAACATAGGCATTATCTGCATCACCATCTGCAGCCACAACAGAAAGTCTGTTGCTTGGTGAAGTATCACCAATACCAACATTGCCACCATTTAAAACAACTAACCTAGGAGTAAAGGTATCGTTACTTGAATCTGCATCAGCAGAACCTGAAGATATCTCTAATCCTCCAGATACATTTTCTTGAACAGAAATTTGAAAATTATAGTGAGAAGAGTTTGTAGTTTCAAAAGTAAGCTCTGGTGATGTTCCTATAATTTCAACGTTACCAGAAAATTCTGGTACTGTTATCGCATTAGCAATGTCTCTGGCTCTACTCATTTACCAAGGCTTTCCACTACCCTGTGTGGGTGCTTTTGATAGATTTATCTGATTTTGTACTGCATCCTCACAAGCCTTAACTTCGTCACTTCCAATTATAGCTTTTGCCCATGTCACACAGTTCTCATGTGTTACTTTTTCATATTTAATGAACGTACCTGATGGTTCAGGTATACCTATTGAGCCATAAACTCTACCACTGTGCGTTACAGTTTTGCCATCAGTTGTAACATCTTCACTGTCAGTGCATTGCCAGTGTAATGTAGTTATCTGATTATCACCTTTTGATCCTTTAACGTCATACTCTGTGTTTACGATTGTCCATATTGCCGCCATGTTATACTCCTATTTGACTTTCTATGTGTTTCTTATACGCTTCTTTAACTGCATCTGTATGTACTACATTACAAATAGCTTTTACCTCATCTGATTGCCCTGATATATCATCTGTTGGATTTACAACATGACGATGAAATGAACGATTAATTTCTACTCCATCTTTTTTAATAACAGTTGCAGTTCTTACTTGTACTGCTCTGTAATCTCCAACTATCTCTATTTTATCTTCTATTGTTTCTTCTGTTAATGCCATTTTAAACTCCTTTTGCTAAAGTTAGTTATGATGTAATGTAAGTTGCGGTAAGATACATTCTATTTTTATTAGAACCTGTCGCCATATTTGCAACAGGAACTTGTCTGTAAGATGTTCTATCGCCTGTGTTATTTACAAGTGTAATATCGTCTGCACTGTTAATCCAACCACTTAAAGGAAAAAAGTTTAACCAAGCATCTTGTGCTGCTATTGAACCCACAGCCCCAAGAGATGTGCCTCCCGCTGCACCAAATGGCAAACCACTTACTATAACATTTCCAGAGGCACTGCCTAGTGTTATGCTACTAGTTCTAAGTAACAAATTAATGGTAACTTTATTACCAATTTTTGTGTAATGCCCTGTTTGATTAGCATAAGCAATAGAACTAAAAGCTGTACCAGTGGCTTCATATACAGGAGTAAACGTACCTTCTTCATAATCGTCTAAATGATTTGCACTACCAGTGCCACCGACATAAACACCACCAGATAGGTAAAGATCTTTCCAACGAATAGAACTACCCCCTAAATCGTAACTATTATCTGCTGTTCCACCACTATTTGTGCAAGGGTCAGCTGAATTATTACCAAATTTTATTCCCTTACTTGGCCCTGCTACATATGGTCTACTTCCATTTGCCCCAATACTCCCCACAGTAGAGCCGTCTTTGCGTAAATCTACAATAGTGCCATCACTGTTCTGTCTATTAAAATAAGCTGCTTGAGCAGCATTTACAGAGGATGCAATTTGACCATTTGCATAAACATTAAAACCATAAACATCTGAACTATTATTGTAAGCTGTTGACTCAGTTGTACCCACCAATAAATTACCAGAGCTATTTATTGTTACTTTATTACTACCACTAATATAAAAATTATGTTCACTTGCATCTAAACGAAATTTTTTGTAAGCACTTTCAACCCTGTCGTAATTTGTAATTCTGTTTTCGCCTGTTGCTATTTCTGGTTGAATTTCAATTCCAGTACCAGTGCTACTATCAACAATTGATAAATCAGCAATAGGACTACTTGTGCCAATCCCAACATTGCCTGAACTATTTATTCTTACTCGTTCTGCACTATTTACATCAATTTTAAAATCATTATCAATAGCACCTAATCTTGTGCTTCCTGTTGTGTCATCATCTTCAAAAGCAATGTAAGAACCTGCATCTGTGCTAACAACTTTTACTGGTTCATTTTCAGTTCCACCATTAATAGTGGCCTTACCAGTAACAGTAACACCAGTAGATGTTGTTTCTAGTTTGTTTGATGCATTGTGATATAAAATAACCTCTCCACCATCTTCAGCGTAAATCATATTGTTACCATCAGGATCTTCAATAACTACAACACCGCTTCCTTGTATTAGAAGATTACCAGTGCCTTGGTCACTAATGTAACTATGATTTCCATCATGGTAGATTTGAAGATCACCACCAGCACCAAAAATAGCTTTAGCATTATCTCCAAACTCTAGGGCATTATCGGACTTATCCCAAACAGCATTGTAGTTTGCACCAGTGAAAGTTACGTCACCATTATGCGTAGCACCATCAGTTGTTACTACTCCATCTACATTAAGTGTACTATCAAAATCCACTGCCCCTGTTACATTAAACGTGCCATTGTTTACTTTAACATTACCTTCTAGTGTACCACCAAAAACACTAAAAGTGTCATACACCACAATATCAACAACATCACTTGCAACAGTAGCTGATAATCCTGCTATGGTATTAGCTGTATTGGTATTATAATCAACACCTGCTTTAAGCATAACACCATTTAGGTATACATCTACGTAATTACCATCGGTAAAAGAAAGAGTAAGACCATTAGCATCAGCACCAGAGATACTAGTTGTACCTGCATTAGGGGTAAACTGAAATCTGGTCCTTACGCCTTGTGATGGTGATTTACCTAAGTATGGCATTATTTACCCTCTAACGCTGTTAATCTTGCTTCTATTGATGAAAAGATAAAAGAAAATAATTCTGGATACCTAACACCCAGTCTTGTCTGCTCTTTGCCATCATCATTTGTCCATGTATCTGAAATGAACAACCCATATTTAGTAGCATCTAGTCCCTCTGCCTCAAAAGCTGATTTTACTTCTTGTGCTACTATCCCTGTGTGTGTTCTTGCTTTGTCTCCTTTTTCTACAACCTTATCTCTCCATCTAAATGTTTTAAACAATGTAGATAGTTTTTTGGCAACACTGAGTTCTTTATCTGTTGCACTTGCTATATCTTGCTTTTCATTCTCGTCTGATGTTTGAATTGTACCATTAGTAGCAAATACATCATCAAAACGAACATTAGACCGACCTAAATCTATTGCATTATCTCTACTATCATTTGTGGAGGGGTCATAAGGTATTATTTGGTCAATATTGTCGCCAAAACGCAATCCAACATCTCCTGAACCAATGTAAATGTCTGTTTGTCCATCAGTTTTACCAATACTACCCACAGTAGAGCCGTCTTTGCGTAACTCAACAATATTACCATCATTTGTTTGCCTGTTAAAAAAAGCAACACTACCTCCACTTCTTGCAACAGATAATGTGGTAGGTGCAATTTGAATACCCTCTACACTACTTGAGGATGCAACACCAGCAGTAGTTGTGCCCACCAAAAAATTACCAGATGCGTCTATCCTAGCAGTGTTTGTGCTACCATTACGAAACCTTACCACGCCAGCCAATGATGAATGCGAACCACCATATAATAATATGTTTGCACCAA